AAAATTTGAATTTTGAAGTATTTTATTAATGTAATGACACTAGGTATTATTTTACTAAAAAAAATAAATTTAAGAGTGTGTTTGTATATTGATTCTTTTTGTCATTACATTAGTGGAGTTTTTATTAAAAATTTGAATTTAAGTTATGATTGGTACTACTTTCTTTTTGTCATTACATTAGTGATTCTTTTATTAAAAATTTGAATTTTGGAGTACGTTACCATTTCGGAAAAAATAAAAAGTTTGGTAGGATTTAATAGATTTGGCATGTTTTTTGATTTAAATGATTTAATATGAATTAATTAATAAAACAATTATTAAATCAGGTATTGAATAGAATATAAAACAATACCTGATTTAATATCATATGGTGTAATGAGTTAATCATTAATCCAGTATCGAACATAATAACTTGCCATATAATACTTTCCTTTCTTACTGATCCTATACCGATCATATGTTACCCTGTAATCTCTCTTGATTGGTCGTGACATAACTACTGCAATCAAATCAGTTTCATCTTTAATACCGCAAAAGCACTTAATCATTTCCATTTTTATTTTCCTATTGTAATTACAATGTTTGAAATGAAATCATTAATTGATTATGTTTATCCTACACAATTGAATAGGTTTTATAACAAACGCCAAACATAACTTACACACAATCACCCATATAACGACTATAACCTATTCAGTTAACATTTGAGCAATAACCTTTTTCAACCTTACACTCCTATCATAACCACAATAACATTTGATAATTCTAACTTTATCCATTTCATGATTATCATTAAGGTACAATGAATGAACTGTGTAATACGAATACACATTGTCTTCTTTGTGTTCGATAGTTTCAATCACATACTTTCCTTTCTTTGGTTTATTGAGAACTGCATAAACTTCACCATTCTTCCTAACTTTCCAATAAAACTCTTTCATAGTTTCTTTCTCCTTTCATCATCATTTGAATTCGACCTTAAACTTACTTTGCACTCTATTCATTTTTACCCGATTGTTATGAATCTTTTCCTGAACTTCTCTAAACAAATCAATCTGAACTGCTAGTGCATACGGTAAAAATGAATCCATATCTCTTTTTACCGGTAATTGCTGAATACTCCTTACTGCCGAAGAAATTAAATCATTGTGAAGTGTTTGAGGTATACCTGCATTAATTAATACTTCGATCATTTCTGATTTATCCATACTCTTTCCTCCCCAATAAAAAAGGGTACAGGTAATAAAACCCTGTACCCTTTTGATTAGTAATTAACGATTGTAAACCGAAATGCTTTTGAGCGTGTTGAGGATATTGCTTGTCAACTGGTCCATATTCAACAAAATTTCCTTAATCCAATCTTTGGCTGATATACTGTTGATTTTGTTTTCTTGGACCGTTGAATTCATCAATGCCAATATTTCAGCACTAATTTTTCCTTCATTTTCGGCAATCATTTCATTGATTTGATCCAATTTCGATAATGCCGAAACATTGCCGGTTAAATCGTCATAGGCAATTTCGATGAATTCATCAAAACCCTTTTCCAGGATAACCCGTTCTGTATCAGTGAAAAGGTGAGATTCGTTTCCAAGGGACAAAACGATAATCTTTTGACAATCATTTATTACAGTGCTTTTGGACCGCTTCCAGAAAAGGTAAAGCGTTCCTTCCTCCGTCAATATCGGTGGATTATCGGAATAGATGTTAACTGGTTTTCTCAGAACAAAACCTTTATCCTTTTTGGTGTTTTCCTGTTTTACTGCCGTATTTTCTTTCATAGTTTCTTTCTCCTTATTTTGATTTTCAGTGGAAGCTTTGCGAAGTACAGTGTTTTTCTTTACGATAGCCATAGTTCTAACTCCTTCCATGTTTTGTTGGGTTATTGAATACCTGCTTTATTCTTTGCTTCATTTTGGATAAAGCTTTTGAATCTTGCAAATTCATTCACTGGATTCAAAGCCTTTCCGAAGCATTGCTGGTAAAGCCAATTTTCATCCGATTCAGTAAATTTACCTTTGTTACCGATGAAATCCTTATCATCGGCAACAGTTTCGATCACTTCCTTTATATCGTCGCGTTCAATGTCAAAAATCTTTGAAAAGTAATTGATGCCTTCAACTTTGGCGTTAACTGATTCAACCGTTTTGTTTTTGCTGATAGTTTCCCATACCGATTCTGCAAACCGCTTGATATTGCGGTTTGCAATTAAACTGTTGTCCCTTTTCCAAACCCGACGAAGCATTTCATAAAAATCATCATAGTTGGTGAACGAATTTCCTGTCAGTTTTTCAAGCACTTCCTTGCCATTGTGCTTGATTTCATCTTGTTTTAAATTCCGTAAACATTCTAAAACTTTACTTTCTGGAAATTGCACTTTCCCACTTGTTTTGATTGTGGGCTTTTCAGTTTCCATCGTTTTGCTTGGTTCCTGTTTTACTTGCAGCGTGGAAACCGCTTTAGACAGCAGATCAATTTTGCTGTCCATTACAATCAAGCGTTTGTTAATTTCTTCAACCTGTGACCAAGTTACGAGTTTTCCAGGGGCAAAAGCTTCCAGTATTTCTGCTTTCGCTTGATTAATCGTTTCAACCAGATTGTCACTGTCACTTGCTTGTTTCTTTACGATAGCCATAGTTCTAACTCCTTCCATGTTTTGTTGGTTAGTTCTAGCAACTAAAAGATTCCAAACTTCTAAAAGTTAATTCATACCTCCTTTCAGTGAGATGTTTAAACATTGCCGATTTAAGGCACCAAATCGGCGTTTCTAGGCACCAAAAACTCTAATCAGTACCCATGCATACTCAAGGCAAATAATCCCAAAAAAAGCCAATTTAAGCATAATTAATCCCCTTTCGTTGTTAGAGATTAAACAATTTAATTGCTTTAGCAATTGTGAGTGTACCATGGTAATCTTTATCTCTGCCCATGGTGACCAGTACAAATGGTTTCCCTTTGTCTGGACAGTCAATCCATTCATAATTGAGATTATCACCAAATGGGTTGTAAATGGTTTTAACACCAAAAAAATTATCTAGTTTCTTTATGTTCATATGCAATTTTTCAACTTTATTCATGACCATTTTCCTCCATTGCGTGTTTAGGTTTACTCTCAATCCCCTGTAGCTCTTGGTTGCCGTTCAAAAACTCACATATAATGTAGATATAGATATAATAAGGTTTTCGGATATTGTCAATAATTTTTTTATCGTTTTTTTATATCAGGAGTGATTTTTTTATTGGGGATATGGTCTAAACCAAAAAATAATCCAGCGTGGAAAGGACCATTAAAAAAGAGCTGAAAAAATGAAAAAGTTCTAAAAAATGTCATTACTGGAAAAAGTGCCCGTAAACCCGCATGGAAAGCCAAAATTGCTTAGAATCGAAAAACTATTTTTTTCCGATACAGAATACGTCTGAAATTTAAAGTAGCTTAAAACGCCTAAAAATGGCCTTAAAATCAAAGTTAACCGAAAAACTTTTTTCAAAAGTGCCTACTTTTTGGCATACCTTTTGATTTTTTATTTTTGCCTTATTTTCTGGCATGGAAATTAAATTGTAATTGGCATTAATTTTGTATAGAGAAAAAGTTTACCTACTTGGCATGATTTTTAAACGGTAAGCGGATAAACTTCACTTTAACCGTTAATACATTTGTGCTATGATGTATCAAGTAATAAGGGTAATACATAAGTTTTTTAATGTTCTAAAAGTTAATTCATACCTCAAAAAAGTTTCTTCCACTAAGCATTTTTCCAGAGAAAAAATCGTATTATGGCATAAAGATTAAATCGTAAAATCGAAGTAAATGGCATGGAAATAAATTTTACTTTGGCATAATTATATATTTTTAAAAAATCGTATATTGGCATACTTTTTATCATCTAAATGGTATGAAAATTAAAAAGAAAATTACGAGTAAATGGCATGAACTTTATCATCTAAATGGTACTAACTTTGATATTACTAAAAGTATGCCAAGTTAACCCGATTTTTACATGCTATTTTCATGCCAACGCTATATTTTTTTATCCCTCTATCGCCTCGATTTTTGCCTTAGTGCCTGGGTAGCCCGCCCTGAATAAAATCGCACCAATTATATATAAACTGCCTACAAGTTCCTCACAGACTTTATTTTCTAAACTGCCTACAAGCCATTCACAGATTTTGTTTTTATAAATGGAAGTATTAAATCAATAGATAAAATAATAAATCATTATAATACTGGACGTAAATTTCTATTGACATCATTTTTACGTCCATGTATAATGTACTGATAATAACAAACAACCATTTAACTTATGAAAGGAGAAATGATTATGATGAACATTTACAAGGAAGCATTGGAAGTTCAAGATGCAGTAAATCTTTCCGGTGTAGTTCACACATTTAATAAGGTATTGGATTATATTTGGGATGAAGCAAGAGAAAAAGAATTGGGAACTGATTACGTTAATAATCATCCTGTTTCAATTCTTTTTGCAGATAAAATTAATCACTTGACTAAAATGCAAGATTGGAATCCATCTCGTATTACTGGTGCATATAGACAATGTATAAAACTTTCAAAGAAAGGAGAATAAGATTATGAATACTTATGCATTTGTTGTGGGAAACTTTCTGGAAAAGAATAATGAAATCAAAGGAACAATGTATTTTGTAACCAAAGCAAAGAATTTCAAGTCTGCTTCGAAAAACATACCGTCTTACCAAGGATTATATTTTTATCTTATTTACCAACTTAATTATTTGGATGTTATTGATGATTTCTGGACAAGATATTATCTAGTCAATTTGGGTGGTAACGAGAAAACAGGGATAGTCAATGCTGACAGTGAAAAAGAGGCATTGGATTTTGCCATTGATTTTTATGAAGAAGAAAACATGAACCATGTATTCATTGATCCTCCTGAAAATCTTGTAACTGAAAAACAATGGGAGGAATGGAATAGCACACATTTGAGTGGGGGAAATTATGGATTATTTCTTGCTGCTGATTTAAATGAAATAATTATTAAAGAGATTAAATTCTGATTGACGTAAAAATAAGAGGGGGGTATACTCTTCATAGTTTTTAAGAGGGGGGGTATATCTCTCATGAATTTTCATTTCTAACTTATGAAAGGAGAATGATTATGTTCTGGTTACGATTTGAAGAATTGTTTAATCTATCGGAAATGAGCCATCCTTATTGGTATCCCACAGAAGTTACTACTCAACTTTACAATCAAGTATTTAAAAGTGATAATTATAGTAACTTTATAAGGTATTGTTATTATGTTGATGATTTCCCTGGTTCACCTACATATGACATTATTGATGAGAAAATAATTCAACAATGGAGAGATAGAGATGGAATATTAATCTCTGAGATTTTGTGTCATGTTGGTTGTAACAAAGTCACTCATGCCATTTCTATAATTAAAGTTTGGTATCATGAAGAAGATGAAATTTGTCATGTTGAACTTCTAAATGAAATGATAACAGGGAATTGTGATTGTATTAAACAAAAAGGCTTCTTTACTATGAAATGAAAGGAGAAAAGAATATGACTGACCTTTTAAAACCAACAGTTGATGAATTGATTCACCATACAATGGATATAACTCAACCGGGAGATGTAGAAGTTGCATATTCTGATAAAACCGTATGGATCAATATTGATGATATTTGTATTCTAAGAATATGTAGAATGAGTTCTCTGACCATAACCGATTTGAGAACAAAAGAGAAGAATTAAAATGAAGTAGGTAATAGAGTAATTACGAGGATGGAGTGAAATTGATTCATTCCATTCCTTGATTACTTAATTATTAAACACATAACAAAAAAGGAGAAATAACTATGTGTAAATTCTTTTCATTGATATCTGATGGAAACAGAAATGTTCGTTACTTTAACTCTGAAATAAGAAAAAAGATTATTGACGGAGTATTAGATCATCTTGAAACAGATAGTCATGCCTCCATTTGTGAGTATTTCAAATGGAAAGAGGATAGATGCAATAAATACGAATATAATCCCTTACTCAAAAAATTTACAATAGATCAAATCAATTCTCACAGTGATGATTCAGAATGGGTTGAAAGATTTTGTAAGAACTTGGATTTCAGTAAAATTGTTCCTGAACTATTGATTAAACCCATTGTAAATCCATTTGAAATTGAGTCTACCCCAATAACGGAAAAAGAAATTGAGATTTTAAAACAATGGAATTCAGTGAGGAATTCAGTGAGGAATTCAGTGAGGAATTCAGTGTGGAATTCAGTGTGGGATTCAGTGAGGGATTCGGTGGGGGATTCAGTGAGGAATTCAGTGAGGAATTCAGTGTGGAATTCAGTGTGGAATTCAGTGTGGAATTCAGTGAGGAATTCAGTGTGGGATTCATTAGGAGCTTATATTTCTTCATTCCTTCCTGGAATTAAGAAATGGAAATATATAGAGCATGAGGAAGGCACCAATCCATTCCAATGTGCAATTGATCTTTGGGAAAAAGGTCTAGTACCTTCTTTCGATGGTAAAGTTTGGAGACTTCACAGTAAAAATGGAATTGAATATGAAATGATAAAAGGAGAATAAGATATGAAAAATACCATTTGGAATCTTAAAGCTGTCGATGCTAAGGCATTAGTTGAAACCATTAATTTCAGAGGATTAGGAAAGGTTGAAAAAAAATGATTTTGGTATTACTGGTTTTCCTAGTAAACTTTCTAAATATTTTGTACTTCCTGATTCAGACTATCCAATTAACAGTGATTATCCTGAAGTTGATTCTTGTAAATGTGAAGAAGACAACTGTACTTGTTACTTTCCTCCTGATAAGTGACTTCACTTATCAGGAAATCGACCGTGTAATCAATGATGCAATAGATCATTTGATGGAAGCTAAGTTTGATAAGGAAACAAGAACATGGTGGTTGGGTGATAACTCTTATACATTGGGAGAATAAAATGACAGACAATATTGGATTTATCATTGCTCAGAGGATTACAACAATCCTTGAATCTAGGGGATTGTCATATGAAGAACTTTCGGAAATTATCTATGGAGAATTTAATTCAATTGCCGAAGATCTTAAAATTGGTGATTGGATAGAATTCCCTAATGGAACAAAATGCATTTGTGTATTCAAACCATAAGGAGAATAATGCAGACTTTTTTACCATATAAGAAATTTGGTAAATCACTTTTAATCTTAGATAGAAACCGTTTAAATTCCCAAAGGAGGGAATCATTACTGGCTTGGAAAATATTGAATGGAATAACTGACGGAGGAAAATATAAATATCATCCAATAATCAAAATGTGGAAAGGTTATGAAAATGCACTGGCAGTTTATTATAACCTTTCTCTTTTAGTATGGGAAATAAGGGGGTATAAGAATATCAAACTTAAATTTGTAACTACTAACAGGCCAATACAAAAACCTGATTGGTTAAATGAATCATTTTGTTCAAATCATCGAAGTATTTTACTAGGAAAGAATTTTGAATATTATAAAAGGTTTCAGTGGAAAGAGAAACCAGCACAAATGATAAATAACAAATGGCCTTATATTTGGCCTATATGAAAGAAGGAGGATAAAAAATGAAGTCAATAAACCAATTTAGAGGTTACTATAGATTTCTATCTAATTTTTGGCCTTGTGATATTGACTTTGCTATTAATAAGAATAAACTTATCACATTCCCATCAGTAGAACATTTTTATCAAGCAATGAAGTCAAAAAGAACTGAAGATTGGATAAGAATTTGTAATCTCCCAAAAGCAGGAGATGCTAAAAGAGAGGGGCAGAAAATAAAACTAAGAGATGATTGGGAAGAAGTTAAATTAGAAATTATGGAAATAGGTCTAAAAATAAAGTTCTCTCATAGCAATCTTAAACTCTTACGAATGCTACTTGAAACAGGAGATTTGAAAATCATTGAAGGGAATTATTGGCATGATAATTTTTGGGGTGACTGCTTTTGTTCAAAATGTGAAAATATAAAAGGAAAAAATAATCTTGGAAAACTTTTAATGAGGATTAGAGATTTTTGGAGGGAATAATGACACCAAAAGAATTTCTTGATTATTTAGAAAAAAATAAAGTCCCACCAAATGAGATTGATGAAAAAGAAAGAGGCATACTACATAAGAAATATTATAATGATTATAGTAAGCTAAAAGCTTTTTATGAAATAAAGTATAAAATACAAAGAGTCAATTGTATGTATGCTTTAATTGATTTGAAATGGACAAAAGGTCTAGCAGATTGGATCAAAAATAGAAAGTGTCTTGAAATTCAAGCAGGAGTAGGATGGTTAGCAAAAGCATTAAAGCATCATGGTATTGATATTATTGCTACAGATAATTATTCATGGGAATCAATAAAACAAAGATCATCGTCTAAAATATTTCCAGTATTTAACATGGAAAGAACGGATGCAATAGATCACTATGAGAATTGGGCAGATATACTTATTATTTCCTGGCCTCACTTTCATGACTCAGAAATTGTGAGCATTTGTAAAAAATGGAGTAAGTTAGTTATCTATATTGGTGAAGGTAATGGAGGTTGCTGTGCTTCAGAAGAGTTCTTTGATTACTTTGAAGAATTGGAAGACAGCCCTATAATTAAAAATCCTTCATGGGAAGGTGTGTATGACAATGTTCGCATTGGTACGTTTATAAATAAAAAGGAGAATAGAAAATGAAAAAAAGAATTATAACTACATATGGATTTCATGAACTTTCTGATTCTGTAAAAGCTAAGGTTTTGGAAATGAAAGTTGAAGAAACTATGCAAATAGCTAAATTTGCAAAGAATATTGGAATTAATTTATTTGATTATGGACCCCAAAAAAGAAAGCCTTCTATTAAAAAAGGCAGAACTAAAGCACAGTAGATCAAAAGAAAAAAGAGAAAGCAAACCCATATATCTAAAAAGAAAAATAGGGGTAGAAAATGAAAAGACTTCAAATTGAATTGACTGTAGATGAACAAAATATTCATTTCTCTGATGAAAAACTATTCAATGCTTTCAACAAGGCATTGGGGAGAATGATTACATATGGATTTAGATATAGTCAAAAAGAAGAAATTAAAATCAGGGCAGGTGTTTATTTAAATCCTGATGGAAGTGTTAAAGAAATACTTTTCGTATATGACACTGAAGGACACAAATTCACTGTTGGTGGCGTACCAAACAAAGAGGGAACAGATTACACTTTCAATTCATAGAAAGGAGAAAACAAATGCCTAAGCATTTTCATAAACCTTGGACAAAAGAAGAGTATATCAATGATATTCTAGATCATAATCTCAAAGTTAGAGATGAAAATGATTATACAAAGTTGGAAAAAGGATTAAGGAAGCTAACAGTAAATGAGTTGGGAATATTGAACCACTATATTCTGGAAACTCACAAAAAGAATTAGTAATTTACAACTACTAACAGGAAACCTGGCGGCCTTGATTTTTGAAAGGAGAATATATAAAATGAAAGAATACAAATTCTTTACAGATTGTACTCAATGTTATGGAGAACCATTTGAATCTCTCTTGTGAGTTATGATTGAAGATGCTCAAGAAATAACTTATAGAACATTTACTAAATATGTTTCTGTGGATCATGTTCGTTCAATTTTACCGGGTGTATTTGATAAACACCCTAAACAGGGTCTAACTCTGAAATCGGCCAGAGGAATTTCTTTTTATAAAAGTCATTGGGAGTATGAAACCGTATACTATCTTGTTTATTCTGGAATTGAATTTATATTTAGAAAAAACTGGAAAACAAATAAATTAAGCTATATGCAACAAAGGAGTAAAATAAATGAAAATAAAAATAATCAAAAAACCATTTTACAGTTCAAATAAGATTTGGTTTACAATTACATTATTTCAAACGGAAGAGGATTGGATAAAAGGAAAAGGAATAAGGATTGCGAAAGCCAAGAGTGAAGGAGTAGCATCCATTATTGCTAACAGTCTACAGGAATATTACAATCATTATTATTGTCTTTATATTTCATAACTACTAACAAGTAACCCACAGACTTTAAAAAAAAATTCATGAAACCTAGATTAAAAATAAAAGGTCAGAGCAAAATTAAATATTGGGAACATAAAGAAGGCAAAGAAGATGAAGTGTTTCTTGGCTTGTGTAATGACATTCTTTATGATACAATAGCTTGGAAAACAAAACGGAAAGGAAAAATAAATAGTAAAGGTAATTACCCATTGTTCATTAAAAGAAAAGAACTTGAAGAATATGACAAAGAAAAGTTTCAATTAAAAGAGGAATTAATTAAAAAGAAAAGGAGAAAGCAATGATTGAAAAGTTTTCCAAAATAGTCCATATGAATGATAAAAGTTTTGTGTCTATATCTGAATTACCCGATAGTATTCTCTGTATTCAAGCAGGTACACTTGATTCAGATAAACTACATAGAGCAGAAATGAGAATTTCAATACAAGCAGCAAAAGCTATAATTGGCATTTTAAATGAATATTTTATTTTAGAAGAAAAGGAATCAAAAATGAAAAATACCAATGAAGAAATTCTTAGAATAGAAACTAAGAATAAAATAAAAAGGATTGAAGAACTTCAAAATGATATTATATACCTTCTAAAAAATGCTGGTGATTTAGAAGATTTACACATAAGTCTTGAAGAAAACCATGATTTATTTGATATGACTAAGTATTTTGATGATCCTGATTTTGATGATACCAATGATATTGATTTCTTAAAAAAGGAATATACAAATTCAAAAATATTAGGAGCACAAATGCTCAATGATTTGGAAAAAGAGCTACAAAAATTAAGTGAAGAGGAATATTGAAATGGGATACAAGACTAAAGAAGACAATATAAGGAAAATCATTGCCGATATTCCTGAACCTCTTCATAGAAAGTTCAAGAATAAGGTAAAGAATCGTAACTTAACAATAAGGAGAGTTATTGAAAATTTAATTTATCAATATAACCAAGGAAAAATTACGCTTGACAAAACATATGAAGACATGGTTGAATAGGAACCTTGAATGGGGGTTAAACCAACAATCAAACTTCCACGATGGAAGGCTTATCTTTATGACCTGATGAATCGAATCAGGATTTACAGACAAATCAATAATCATAAAATATCTTTCGGATTAGATTCGGGAGATGGTAAGATCATTTGGGATCTTCTTATCCGATTTGGGAAAGGAGGGATATTAAGAAAAACAAGGACATTCATTTTAAATGAATATGTAAAAACCTGTGAAGAAAACATTGCACGATTAACAAAAAAGGAGTATAAAGTTGCAGTCAAGTTGTCAGTCATAAAAAAGTTAAGAGTAGAGGAGCTTATTATGGAAATAAAAGAACTAATCCCTTTTGCAGAAGAAGTGGGGATGAAAAAGGGAGACATTAAAGCATGTGATACAGCAGAGGATTTGGTTAGAGAGATCGTAAGCAGGATTGATTACAATCGTGAATACAGTCCTGCTTTCGGTACTTTCTATAACAATTTGGATGCTCAGAAATATTTTGTATCCAATAAAAGCAAGGAAGAAAAAACTAACACAAAAGAAGAGGAGAAAGAAATGAGCAAGGTGGATCTGGATGCATTGCGTGATGAAATTGAAGATGCCGATGACAGGGACGAACTTATTGAAATTCTGGACAATGAAGATTATGAAGATCTTTTTGAAGTAAAGAAATTGAAGAAGGAAAAGAAGTATAAGAAGCTAAAGGCTTTGATGCTTGAAGCTCTTGAAAGTGATGAAAGTGATGACAATGGTGACGAAGAGGAAGATGATGGTAATGGAGATGAGAATGGTGAAGTAGAAGCAGCAATTGAAGAAATCAATGCTGCCGAGGATTTGGACGATTTGAAGGGAATACTCAAAGATGAAGATTATGAAGATATTTTTGAGGATATTTCCGCAAGAGGCAAAATTAAGTTTGAAACTCTAAAGGCAAAAATGCTTGCTGCATGTGGTGTTGAATCTGAAGAGGATGAAGAGGAATTGGAAGTAACTCCAAAGCTTATTAAGGAATTGGTGAAGGCAAAAGATACTGATAAGCTTATGGAGATTGCTAAGGGTCTTGATGTAAAGATTGGTAAGTTTCAGCAGAGATCACCAAAGAAGATCGGTGAAATTTTGATTGAAAAGCTCTCTGGTGCTGAAGAGAATGAAGAAGAGGTAAAGAAGCCTAAAAAGGAAAAGAAAGAGAAACCTGCTAAGAAAGAAAAGAAAAAGGATTCCTCTGATTCATTGTATTCCGCTCTTGAAGAAATGGTAGACGAAGACATGGATGATAGTGATATCATTAAGAAGGTTAAAAAACTTCTCAAGGTCATTCATGCAGAAAAAGACGATGAATAGAATATGATTAACTACTAACTGTATACACCCCTTTGGAGAAATCTGAAGGGGTGTATCTTTATGAAAGGAGAATTATGTGTTTTATTTTCCAGAAGAAAACAAGAGTGAGGAAAAACCAAAAAAGAATATAAAAGAATATAATTGTCAGACCTGTGGATTATATAAAAAAGCCCATACACCTAAAATGCAAGTTACCATTGGAAAAGATTACAATGGGTTGGTTATTGTTTCTGATTATCCAGGAAAAAATGAAGATGAAAAAGGAATACCATTCGTAGGTAAATCAGGAAACCTCCTACGAACAATTGCATTAAAAAACAAAATCAATCTTGCTAAGAAATCAGCCGTTACTTATGCACTATCCTGTAAACCAGACAGTAAGAAGCCTTCTGAGACATTATTCAAATGTTGTAAATCTTTACTTCATAAAAGAATAAAACAACTAAAACCCAAACTGATTATTTGTTTAGGTGAACACGCCGCCAATGCAATTATTCGATCAAGAAAAAAACAGGCAATATCAAAACTCAGAGGGAGATTGATTCCTAACTATGAGTTTGATTGCCTTGTATATATTTCCTTCAGTCCTTCTGAATTATTTTATAAAGATTCAGAGGATAGATTTGATAAAACCTTGGAAACAAGTTTCCGATGGGATATGGAAAAAATCTTCAAACTTTGGAATACAAAACTTTACAAAAGAAAGGTAGTAAAGAAAACCCTTGAGAAAAGAAAAATACTAGAAGGAATTCAATTAAAGGAAATAAAAACAAAATCAGAACTGGATAAGGTTATTGAAGAACTATATAAGAATGGATCATTTGCTTTTGACTATGAAACAACTAATTTAAAACCATATGATGATGACTTTCAAATCTACTCTTGTCAATTTGGAATAAAAGATAAAGCATGGGGGGTATACTTTCCACATTTTAAAGATATCCAATATTTAAAATCAACTATCTACAGGATATTAAGTGACCCTGAAATCAAAAAGTATATCCAGCATGACAAATTTGAAGAAGTTTGTTCCAGAAGATTATTAGAAAAACCAGGAGAAAGAATACTCCAAAATTCATTCTGTACTATGGTTGCTAATCATATTGTTGAAGCAAAACAAAAATGCTCCAACTTGAATTTCATGAACTTGGTAAGATTTGGAATTCCTGAGTATGATGAAAAAACACATAACTTTTTAAAACCAAAATCTAAAACGGATAAAGTAAATAGAATTCATTTGGTAAAACCTGATGATTTGCTTCTTTATGGGAACCTTGATGTAATAACAACTTATAACCAAGGAATTGTTTTAGATAATAATCTTCTTAATGAAGGAAAATACAGATGGTGTTATGAATTAGTTCATGATGCCCATTTGAATTTTGCAGATGTTGAAGAAGAGGGATTTCCAGTTAATAAAAAGAAACTAGATGAATTAGATAAATACATAACTGATTTGATGGACGATCTTATTGAACAAATAGGCAAAATTCCAGAAGTAAGAAGATTTTTAAAGAAAATAGTTAAGGAGGGCTTCAAAGAAAAGAAAGATGGTCAGGGAGGGTTACTTGGATCATTTTTAAGAAGTCCTAAAGAACTCCAAAAATTTCTTTATGAAGAATTAAAACTTACTCCTATAAAACAGACTAAAACAGGAAACTCAACCGATCAGGATGTAATTACAGAACATGCAGAAAAAGATAGTGTTTTATTCTGTAAATTACTTGCTAATCACAGAAAACTTTTTAAGGCAAAAAGCTCATACATTGATAATATAAGAAAAAATTTGAATGATGATGGAAAAGTTCACGGGTCAATAATGGTATTAAATGAGACGTTTAGAAGCTCAATTGCAGATCCTCCATTACAAACAGTGCCCAAGCATGGAAGTATTATTGAAAATGTTCCCTGGAAAATCATTAGGGAAATATTTGAATTAGAGGATACTGAATATCTTCTTGGTCAAGTTGATATGTCAGGATGGGAATTGACTGTAGGAGCAGCAGTATCGGGAGATAAGGCTTTCATCGAAGATGTAAACAATATTGATATCCATGCTTATTGGGCAAAAAGATTATTTGGATTTGATAAAACACTTGAAGAAATAAAGAAACTTTATAAACCATATAGGCAAATATCTAAAAATGTTTTTGTATTTGCTGGAATGTATGGAGCAATATTTACAAGTATTGCAAGAGACATGAGAACATATGAAGAATATCTTGAATATTGTAAAAAGATTTACAGAAAATCAAAAACAAATATGGAATTTATGGATTGGGTTATTCCTTTTTCAGAAAATCATGTTGAAAATTGTCAGAAAGATTTCTATGGAAAGTATAAAAGACTTCGTGAATGGCAGGATGAAGAAGTTACTCTTTATTATCAAAATAAATATGTAGAACTTCCGATGGGATTTAGAAGACATTATCCATTAACAAGAAACGAAATAATTAATACTCCTATTCAGGGAACTAGCTTTTTGATTATTCTTGATTCATTCAATAAAGTCATGACTGAACTTAAAAAACGTAAAATGAAATCAAAAGTTATTTTGGAAACACATGATGATATGACATTCAAAGTCTATAAACCTGAAACTTTGGATTTAATTGAAATGGTAGATAATATAATCTTGCACCCACCGTTTGATTTTATGAAGGATTTGAATGTAAAATCAGAGTGGACATTTGGAAGATCATTAAACAAAATGAAAGAAGTTCAATTTTAAAGGAGGAATTATTATGGTATTGGTAAATGATAGAGCAAAAAGAGAATATATGGAAGCTATTCAGTCTACATTAAATAAAATTTATGAAAGAGGGGGAATGAAAACCAGAATCAAAATAAATGAAGAGAATGGTTTAACTATTGATACAAATCCAGAGGAAAAAGATGAAGCTATTCCAATCATGTTTAAAGTCATGGAAGAATTTGGATTGAAAGCAAATGGATGAAAAAATATTTGTATTTAAAATTCAAGGGAAAGAATATGCCATTTTAGAAATGACCAACGAGGTTTCCATACAAATACTATCTCTTATAGAGGAAATAAAAAAATCTACAAGTTCTTTAGATGTTTATCTGAAATCGTTGGAAATAATTAAAATGGTTGTATTAAAAATTGAAAAGGATAATCTTCCACCAAGTTTTTCAATGTTTTCAAATAAAAATATACTTTTAAATATTAATGAACAAGAGCTATTAAAGTGGAGTTCTAAATTAACTATCAAAACTGTTCAAATGATTGTTCAACTTGCTTTAGGAAATGAGTTAGAGGAAAACAAAGAATTGGATCTGCTAATATTAGATAAAGAAAGTGATTTCAAAAGAGATAAAGAAAGTGATTTCAAAAGAAGGTTACTAATATGATAGAAGTGATGTTAAGTGAAAATGGGATACATTTTGATTTAATTGGAATTACTAATGGATATGAAATGAAGTATGAATACCCACAATCTTATTGCACAATTTTTAGTTATGCACCAAAACAATTAATCTTTTGCCTTTATATTTCAAATAATCTTTATATAGCAATAAAAGATAAATTGCTTAATTGTTATAATAAGATTATACAACTTAAATTTAGAAGTAATTACTATGAAGGTTTTATTAAAATAATTACAATGGAAGTACATAATGAAGTCTTTTATTGTGACTGTATTTTAGACAATGCTAAAGAAATTGATAATAAAGATTCTGAGTTATATTTTGGAAATGTAACAGATTTCAAAATGGACACAAAGAAAGAGAAACCAAAAAAGGAGGAAAAAGTATACAAAAAAAGATTGCTAATATAATTTTTGCTTGACTGACGTAAAGATTTGTACTAACATCATACCTAACACAACAAAACCCAACGAATGAAAGGAGAAAAGCAATGGATGTTACAAAGTATCTACGAGCAGGATATCCAATTATCCTCATTGAAACAATGGAAGTCAAAAGAGCAGTACAGTCTATCATTACATCACCATTCACTATCAATAATAATGGAGAACAAGTAGAAATCAATCCTAAGCTCTACAAATGGAATATCTATGATGGTATCTATGGAGAGGAAAACTTTCCTGATATACAAGAACCATTGGGAGCAATTCAAAAAGCTGTTGAGGATTTCAATATCTCTGTTCTTGTTCTTGAAAACTTTGATTACTTCATTCAACCTGAAAATGAGCTTGCTTTCCCAATATCACAAAGAATCCTTAATGATTTTCAAAAACTGAAATCCAATAATGTTTTGCTTTGTATTGTAGGTACAGATCATAAATGTTTGTCCTGCTTGGATAAAGTAATTACAGTATTGGATTTTGATCTTCCTAAAAAGGAAGAGTTCAGGCAAAAAGCAAAGGAGATGGCAGAGGAAAGAAGTATTGATTACAAAGAGGATACTGCTGATGCTTGTTCTGGATTGGGATTAGAAGAAGGTGAAAATGCTCTAGCTCTTTCCATTATTGAAAATGATGGTGTAATGGATAAAAGCACTGTAATGAGAATGAAAAGAGAAATGATTAGAAAAACAGGCTTTATGGATTTTATGCAACCTGAACCACTGGAAAATATAGGAGGACTTGAAAACGCCATTGAATATATTAATCTAAGAAAAATGGCATGGTCTACACCAGGATTTCCAAAATTGAATTCTGTATTCCTTATCGGAGTAACAGGATGCGGTAAAACTTTATTTTCCAAAGTCCTCTCTTCCATATTTGATTTTCAATTAATTCTTTGGGATGTAAACGGATGCAAGGGATCACTTGTAGGTGAAACAGAGAAAAATATGAGGGTATCTACAAAGACAATTGATGCATTTGGTCCATGTATAATTCTCGTGGATTAAGATAAAACTTTGTTCACGTTAAACTCTTCTAATTGCTGGAAACTCCTTAGAGCCTGATAAACTACAACATAATCTGAAAAGATAATTGTGAATGTATAAAAATTATCAGGATTGGACAATCAGCAGCCAAGCACCTAAGATCATTTGATTATGGTGAAGGTTCAGAGATCATCCCAAAAGGGAGTAGACTTCAAGTGAAGTCGAAATGGAGAGCAATTGAATACATTGTATTCAATTGAAGATATGATCCGATCTTACTAGAAATAGTAAGAGGAATAACGGAAACGGTTATTCCGTAACATAGATGGAAATTGAAAAAATATTTTCTGGTGCTTCTGGAAATGTTCAAGATACAAGTGGGGTAAGTCAGGGAATTCTTGCTCATTGGTTAACTTGGATGAACGAAACTGAAGGAAAAACGGATAGAATCATTGTAGTAACTGCTAACAGTCTCACTGGAATACCTCCTGAGTTTATTGGAAGATTCGATACTGTTTTCTTTGTTGGATTTCCCAATAACCAAGAAAAAAAGCAGATCATTGAAATTATGAATAAACGATATGGGAGTACACTACCCACAAACAATGAATTTGTAAATAGCTTGGATAGATGGACCGGAAGAGAGATTGAAAGATTGGCTAGGGAATCTCTTTTTTATAAAATAGAGGATGCAATCAAATATATTCCTCTTGTAAAAAATACAAAAGAAAAAGAAATTAGAGAAATGGAGAAATTTGCTACTCAAGTAAGACATGCAAGTAAACCAGATGAAAAAAAGGAGGGAAAAAGGTCAATATTAACTGATTCAGATAAAGAGAAATTCAAGCAAAAACTCAAGATTAAAAAGAAGGAGGATTAAAATGGGATTCACAGAATTTGTACCGCCGGAAAGATTTACCACAGATCCAAAAGTTTTGATTTCAAAGCAGGGAAAAATAACTTTCAATTCTGCATCCGTAAAGAAATGGGATTTGGATAAATACAACTTTGTAAAACTTTATTTTGATAAGGAAACAGGAAATCTTGGTTTCAAGTTTTATAAAGCAAACAAAGATGAAGGAGATAAAGGAATAGTTAATTTGAATAAAAGTAATGGTGTTTATGTATATTCTAAAACATTTCTAGATGCAGCAGGAATTAGTTACAATACAAGATCAGAAATGGATTTTGAATACGACAAGAAACATGATATGTTCATTGCTAAAAGAGAACAGAAAAAGCAAAAGAAAATAAAAATCAAGCTAAAGAAGGGAGAATAAATTAATGTCCCATATAGTTGAAATGGATATTGAGATTAAAGATTTAGAGTGTTTGAAGACTGCTTGTGATGAGCTTGGATTTACCTTCATTGAAGGACAAACAGAATATAAGTGGTTCGGTCAGTGGGTGGGTGATTCTCCAATGCCTGATGGATTAACTGTTGAAGATTTAGGAAAATGTGACCATGCTATTCAAATACCGGGGTGTGATTATGAAGTTGGAGTGGTTAAAAAGAAAAAAGGAGTTTATACACTTCAATACGATTATTGGAACTCAGGAGGATTGGAAAAGAAAATAGGAACCAATGCAGGACCAATTAAACAAGAATATGCAGCACAGGTAGCAATTAAAGAGGCAAAAAGAAAAGGATATTTAGTGAATAAAACAAAAGATAAAAACAAAATAAAAATAAGGATTACTGTGCCATAATGACAACCAAAGAAATCATAGAGGAACGAATTAATGAAACAAAGGACACGATCTCCAACTTTGAGAAACTAATGGAAAAATACCCAAATGATTTTGTATTTCAAGAATTACTAAATAGATTAAAACAAACATTGATTCTTTTAGAAATGGAAAAGGAAAAGTATGACAAAAATAATTGATGTGATAATTGATGAAAATGGGGAAGTAAAAATTGAAACCGATGGATTTACTGGAAAATCATGTATTGAAGAAAGTCAATTCATAAAAGACGTAATGGGAGTAGAAAAAGCAAGGCATTTGAAACCTGTATATTTTTCTACTGAAAAAAATAAAACAAAAAAGAAACACCTTAATATTTGTGGGTAAGGAGTTTCAAAAATGGTAGAATGGAAAGAGAGAAGAGTAGGGGATTTAGAGGGGATTACAAAACATGAAGTACCAATAGAAGAAAAAATTAAGGAGGAAACAGCTAAACAAGCAAGAATTGAAGAATTTGGTGTTCGTCACTATATCCCTAAAAATGGGAAGGTTAAATATGAACCTACCAAAATAAGAAGTGGAAAACCAAGGAGGTTAAAATTGGATGAACAATTTGATTACATTGTAAGTAAAATAAATGATAAAGAAATTCAAAATGAATATGGAACATTTTTAACACAAGAAAAAAAGAAACTAGCAAAAATGTGGAGGTTATTTAAAACGCTTCCAGGTGAGTTTGTTGATTTTACAGCTATACCAGATGAAATCAATAAATCCAAAGCAGGGAAACAAAGATATTTAAAAATGCTCCAACAAGCAGAGTTAATAAAATCATACCCTACTGCATTAGGTGATATAGTCTATGCTAAGAATACTGAACTGAAAACAGATGAAGATATTGCTTACATCCTTATTTTGAACAACAAGCAAATAAAAGGATGGGGAATGAAAGGAGAAGATAAAATAATGAGTGAAGAAGAAAAGAAACCACAAAGTATCACAAAAGAAATTGCTGATGATCTTAGAACATATGATGAAGTTAAACAAAACTTTGATGTTTTTGATGAAATGAGAAAAGCATGGGAAGAAAGTAAAAATCAAAGAATAGGAATTTCCTTGAAGGATTTTATCAGAATGTATGCTATACTAAAACTGTAGCTAACTACTAACAGGGACTTGGGGGGATTCATTTCCCCCCTATAAAAAATGAAAGGAGAATAAGAAATGTCATATGAAAATACATTTGAAAGTGCATGTTTGGTTGTCGTTACAATTAAAAATTGGAATGCATTTAAAAAGATCCCCAAAGAAAAGCTTTCCCAATTGGTAAAAAACAAAAAACTTTCTGAAAGAGTGAGAGGAACAAAAGAACTTGTTGACAGGAAGAAACTTGCTGATATCAATAGTGTAATCAATAAAACAAGAAACACGGTTAAAGCTTATTCACTTCCATTCCCAATTCCTACTGTTTTTCTTGTTCCAAAACAAAAGATTGAAAAACTTGCTGAAGAAATAAACGAATTTAAAGAAGCTTTGAATGATGCAGTAGATGATTTTGCAGAAGACTATGATAAATACATTACAGAAGCAGAAGAAACATTAGGAGAAGAACTTTTTAATGAAAATGATTTCCCAAAGAATATTAAAGAAAGATTTCAAATTGAAGTAAGATTTATAGAAATGACTGTACCTGGAAAGTTGAAAAAGTTTTCTCCTGAAGTTTATAAAGAGGAAGAAAGAAAATACAAAGAGATGATGGAGCAAGCAAGGAAGGAAGCTGTTCTATTTCTAAGAGAAGGATTTGCAGAAATCCTGAATAAAATGATTGAAACATTAACAGGAAATGATGGTGAACCAAAAAAGATAAGATCTGATGCTGTTCAAAGAATTGATAAGTTCTTTGATGAATTCCTTTCAAAGAATATCTTTAAAGATGATGAACTTCAGAACATGATTAAACAGGCAAAAGAAGTGATGATGGGAGTTAATGCAAAAGATCTGAAAAACTCTGAAAAGCTCAGGCAGTATGTCACCAAGAATATCGAAAAAGTCCAAGAAGAATTGGATAAATCTATAACTACCTACAAGCGTTCACTGTTGATTTAAGGGGTTTACAACTCAATGAAACTGATGTAAGATAGACCTTCATTTCTTATGGGGGTCTATCTAAAAAGGATTTTTATATCATGAAACCAAAACTAAAAATCAAGGATGACTATGATGATTTTGATCCTGATGAAGCATTGATTATTGACAAAAAGAACTTGGATGAAGAAAATAGATTTCAAGCAAAATTAATGGCTAAATATTCCAGAATATTTGGAAAAAAGGTAAAAGAAAGATACAATGCTGAATTGAATCTGGACATTGTTAAAGATCAATTAGGAGATGATGTAAAAAAGAATCCTAAAAAATGGGGAATAAAGAAAGGAGAAAGAATAACAGAAGCATTGATTTCAAGAGTTATTGTTCGGTCTGAGAGATATCAACAAGCACATAAACGATATGCTAAAGCCTATTCAGAATATAAAGAATGGGAAGGGTTATTGAAAGCCTGTGAACAACGTGCTTGGTCTTTAAAGTCGTTAGAAAATCTTTGGGAGAAAAACTATTATTAATTAACATGGGGGCATGGTGGAACTGGCATACACAACGGTTTTAAGCACCGTTGCCTTAGTGGATTGAGGGATCGATTCCCTCTGCCCCCACCAAAAAGAAAGGATAAGTTTATGAAAATTAAAAAGAACAAAAAAAAGGATAAGAAAAGTAGTGATGATGTAAGGGGATCTTTTAAGAAACGAAAGAAAACCACACTTGAAAAAACTTATGAGGAAAGAGAAAAGCAATCTTCTTCTAATGGAAATGGTTTGACTATTTTCAATGAAGAAAAAATGGAGGAGTATGGTATTGAAGAAATCAAATATACTAAAAAAGGTGAATATTTCTTCAATGCCTTGCCCATTTCAGATGATCCAGATGAACCTTATCATAAGGAAGTCCCTGTTCATTATGGGGTAGGAATTGATAACGATCAATTCATCTGTATGAATCTTTATACAAAAGGTGAGGAAAAGTGTTATCGGTGCCTTACTCAAAAGAAAGGCTGGAAATCTTGGAATAGAAAAGATGGATCGGTAAAAAAGCAATTGGTTTCAATGTATCCAAGTGATCGTTGCTTGTATCTTGTATGGGATGAATCGGCAAGAGCAAAAGGTGAAGAACCAGAAGAGAAGATTTATATCTGGAATGCACCAAAGAAGGGTGCTCATGCAAAGATTCAAAATAAAGTAAGAAATAAAAAGACCCAGGAAACTTTGGATATTTCCGATGTATCAGATGATGAAGATTCCGAAGGCAGAACCATTTACATGAAAGTTGGAATAAAAGAAGTTGTTGATGAAAATACAAAAGTAAAAAGTGAATTTCCTCAATATGATGATTTTGAATTGCATGAAAGAGATGAACCAATTCCAAAGAAAGTTTTAAAACAGTTGCGTCAATTGATTGATGATGCATCAGAAGAAGGAATGAATGCAATTGAGTTTCTACTTCGTTTCCCTGAACAAGATGAATTGGAAACAGCTATGTCCACAGAAGTTGCAGTAGATACAGAAAATGAAGACGAACCGGAAACCAAGGAAGATAAACGAAGAAATAAAAAGAAGATAACCGTTGAAGATGAATTAGAGGACCTTGACACTAAAAAAGAAATAAAACTTTGGGCAAAAAAGAAAAAGATTTGGGGTGATGTAGTTGATTGGTCAATGGATGTGGATGAAATGAAGGAAGCAATCGTTGAACATTTCAATGATGAAGATGATTAATTAATAAGGGGGGAGAAATCCCCCCATTAATGTAATGACAGAATGAAAATTGTTTTTAAAAATTTTTGCTGGAGCAATAATATGAAAATAAAGTTAAACAGTAAAAAAACAAAAACCCCTAGAGAAAAAGTATTAAAGAAAAGAGAACAAGAGGTTGATGAAGATGATTTTGATCTTGATGATGAAAATATAAACGATTTAAGATTCATTTCATCGGTTAGCTACAACACAAATCTTGCTTTGACAGGAGATATAAACAAAGGGCACCCGATAGGTAGAATCATTATTGTTACAGGAGATTATTCAACAGGAAAAACAGAATACTATTTAGAAATCATAGCAAAGACAATGGCAGAATATCTTGCTAAAGGTAAAAAAATAAAAGTTGTAATTGACGATGCTGAATATGCACTTGATGATGATTTTGCAAGAAAGTTAGGTGTTCCTAAGATTATTAAAAAAGAGCCAAAGAAAAAAATACCGGATAAATATGTTGAACTTAGAAACTCTGAGTTAATAGAAGACTTTCATGGAAGCATCTATGAAGTCATGGAGGATTATGAAGATTATGATCTAATTCTTTACTGCCTGGATAGTATTGATTCATTAAGTGATAGATCTGAAAAAGATCTAATTGAAAAAAATCTTAAAAAACTTAAAAAGAGAGAAGATGGAAATGATGACAACGTAGAAAAATTAAAACAAAGTTATGGTGCTCAATTTGCTAAATACATGAGTCAATTATTTAGAAATTTAAGAGCAGATATTAAAAATACAAATACTGTTCTAATTCTTATTGCACAATTAAGAGAGGATCTAGGAAATAAAGGTTATCAAAAGAAAACAACAAGCAGAGGAGGAAAGGCACAACGCTTTTATGCTTCACAAATTATTGAACTACTTAGAGCAGGTAAACTTTATAAAACTCAAAAAGTAAAAAACACTTCTAAAATTCCATATGGAAGCACAGTTAAAGCTCTGGTCACTAAGAATAAAGTTTACCCTGAAGGAAGACATACTTATTATGATATTATTCTAAATCCAATAGTAGGGGTAGATAATGTAGGAAGTTTGATTGATTTCTGTACTACCTACAAGGGATTAGAAAAAAGTGGTAAGGGAAAAATAGAGTGGAATGGTAAATCATTTTCAAGGGATAAATTAAGAGAGGAAATAGGTAAAAATAAAAAGCAATATAAAAAACTTTTAAAACTAGCTCAAGACACATGGAATGAAATTGAAGAAGAGGCAAAAATAGACATTAACCCAAAATGGAAATGGCTTGATAACATGGAGGAGTAGACATGAATACAAAAACATTTATAAGCATGATTATTTTTATTCTTTTTAGTTTAATTATGTCCATTGCAGCTATCTTCATAGCTCAAATGATTCTTCCACCAAAAGTACATGCAGAAGAAATAACAATTTATGATCCTCAAACTGGAAATATTATGAAAGGAGAAATTGATTGTGATGGAAAGGGAAGAGTATTCAATTCTGATAGTGGTGATTTTATAGAAATTGAAATTAAAGACGATAATACTGCCATTATCCATGATATTCAAACAGACAGCTATTATGAATCAGATATTGGAGAAGAATAATGGCAAAAGGAAAAGGATTTGAATGGGAAATTTGCAGAGCATTGTCCTATAACTGGACTCAAGGAACTATAAATGATGATGTGTTTTGTCCTACTGATTCTTCAGGAGGGAGAGCAACCAAACGAAGAAAAAAAGGGAAGAAAACAGAATACAAATCAGCAGATATAGGACTTGCTCATCCCATAGGTGAACTCTTAATAAAACACTGGTCAATGGAAGCTAAATCAGGATATGTAAAAAAAAGAAAAACAAAAATTGGTGTAACTAAAGATCAATGGAGCATTCTTGATTTTTTAGATAGTAAACAGGAAAAGCCTATATTTGAAGAGTTTTGGGATCAGTGTTTGAATGATGCTGATATAACTCAAAGAGAACCAATTTTATTCTTTAGAAGAAACAATAGAAAAGCTTGTACTGCAATATATAAATCTCTTTTTAATAGATTAAATAATTTTTTTGGAAAACCAAAAATGCAGTATCTAATTTTTTCTTCTGAATTTGGAGACATTATAATCATGAACTTTAATGAATTTCTTGAATGGTGTCATGATTTGAAATCATTCATAGAATATTTGGAGAAAGGAAATGGGAAAGAAAAAATATAAACTAATCCCTCATTCCAAAAAGAGGTTAAGGCAACCGGATAGGGTTCAAGCGCCTATCGCACCAAAAAGAATAACACAGGCCATGTTAAATAATGAACTAACTACAGTAAAACGAATGACCAACACAAGATCACTTCTTTATGGTGAAATAGATGAAATTCCTGTAAAGATGATAGTCAGTAAAACAACAAAAACAATAAGAACTTTTTTACCTTTAAATTATCAATATAAATATATAAATATAATCGCATATCAAGGAAATGAATACAGGATAACAATTTATCCAGATTGTTACATGGAATGTTCTGATGCAACCAAAATGACTAAGATTGAAATACGAAGAAAAGAGGGATGGGATCTATGTTGTGTAAAAGAAAGTATATTCAAATATTTATTTGGAGAAGTATGGAGGAAGTACCAAGAAGAATTTCTTAAAAGGAATACAAACCATGAAACCTCCATTGAAAATAAAGCTGGATAAAGAATTTAAAGGGAATGTTTGGGATCTTGTAGGTCTTGTTAATTTAATATGTATTCCTACTAATGGCTGGTATGACAAAAGACAAGTAACAAAACTGACAGAAAAAGTGTCCAGAGAAGCAGATAAGAAATTTCCAGGACTTAAAAAAGATATAGGATTTACAGTTTCAACCTTTGGAAACTTTGCTCATTTTATAAAAGTTATTTATCCAAAAAATTTAGTTTCACACAATATAGACCAATACACAAGACTTGCAATATTCCCTACAAGATCACAATATGTAAAATGTAATAAGAAAAAAATAAATATAATTATTAGTAAAAGAGATGAATATGAAAAAGATGATCGTGTTCCTGGTTATTATGCAAGTCCTTCTTTAAAACTGATAGAGGAATCCAGTAAGTTTTTATTAGGACAAGTAGAATGTTTAAAATTAAAAAAAGTAGTCATAGTGAAACCTGAAGACATTGATTGGGAAGATGTAAAAGAAGTGTTTAAAGAAGTAGGGATATATAATCATCCATCTTTCTATTTTATTAAACACAGGGGGGAGTGATGAAGAATTTTTTAGAATCATTATTTGGATTTTTAGTTGGAGGTAGTACAATTTGTTTTTTAATATTTTTATTCAATACAAACAAAATTGGGTTAGCTCTTTTTATGTTTATTGTCGGTAGCATTTGTGGATTTAGTATTACAGGAATTATACTTTCAATAGCTATAAATAAAATGGAAAAGAAAGGAAAACTAATTTATGTACCTAAAAGCTTTAATGTTGAAAAATTTTCAGTGCCATATGAAAAAGTTGAAGATCAAATTTGTAGGTCCAGGTATCAATATCATTAAAGGAGATAGTGAAGCAGGAAAGACTGCACTATTCCGATTTATAAAACTTGTTGTATTTAACAGACCAACCAATTCAGCAAAGAAGTTCACATCCAGTGGTAAAAAGACATATCGGGGGAAAATAGTTACCACTGAAGGATCTGTTACACGGACCACCAGAAAATATATAGTAGAAAAAAATGAAAACAAACAAATATTAACTTCTTTTGGAAAAGATGTTCCTGATCCGGTTACAAAAACATTAAATCTAAAACCAATTAACTTTCAAAGTCAATTCAATCACAATTACATTATATTTCAAAATGAATCACAGGCAGCAAAGACACTTGAGAAAGCTTTTGGTAATGAAGATCAAGAAAAGCTAATCAAAGAATTGAAGAAATGGATCAGTGAAGCTAAATCAGATTACAAACACCACTTAAAAAACAAAAAGGAATGTAAAGAAACTATAAAAAGATTAAGTAGAATAAAAGAATTTAAAGAAGAAATAGAAGAGATAAGAGAACTAGAAGAGAACATTGAATCCATCGAAAATGAAATGAAAGACATTAGTAAGTTATTACAAACTTTAGAAAAGATAGAAAAAGAGAAAATAGATTTGGATTTTATTGAGTATTGTTTTTCAGAATGCAAAGCTATTGAAGAACTTGATAAGAAAGTAAATGAATGCTCAAACGAATTAAGAAATTTAGGGAATTTAATACACACACTGGAAAATACTGAATCATCCATAAAGCTAGAAAGAATTTCTAACTGGCTACAAGAATCCCACAGACTTTATTTTCTGGATGAAAAAATAAATAAGTTAGACGATCAAATCAGTAGAATCAAACCATTGATAAAACAACTTGATGAATGTGAAGATATAAAAGAAATAAAAGTAATGATTGAAAAATGCGAAGAAGAAATTAAAAACACTTTGAATAGAATACCAGAATGCCCATTCATGAACATCTGTGAAAGGAGAGATAAGAAATGAAAATTATAAACATATCAGATTTGCATATTTATGGGAAAAATCCTATTTGTAGAACAGATGATTTAGTTACTGTTCAATTTGCAAAACTAGAAGAAGTAGTAAAAGCATCGAATAAATTAGATTGTCCAATAATAATCAATGGAGATATAACAGAAAGTCCCAATGTAGGATATGGAATATTCACAACCTTAGCTAATATATTTTTAAAGTGCATCAATGGGGTTTTTTTTGTTTATGGTCAGCATGATCTACTTTGGCACGATTTATCTACTTCTCATTTAACAGCTACAGGAGCATTAGAAGCAACACAAGCAATTAGAAATATGGATAAATTTTGGGAAGAGTTTGGTAAAAAATTTTCATATGCAAATTGGGGAGAGGATATAAACTATGTAGGAAATTATTTAATCACACATAAACCCATTGTATCTAAAAACATAATCAATCAATTTGCTTGGTTGAAGCATAATTCAAATACAGATAAATTTTATATTTTTGAAAAACTAATATCACAATTCAAACTAATGCTCTGTGGAGATTGGCATAGAAGATACATTTATAAAAGTGGTGGAACTTTGTTGGTGAACCCAGGAGCATTAACAAGAAGAGAAGCAAACCAAGATAGCTTGGATACCTTTCCTTCTTATGTAGTAATTGATTTAGATACCTTAGAATATAAAATAACTCCATTGAAATGTGCTAAACCAGCAGGGGAGATTATCTCTGACAGTCATTTGGAAATGGCTAAAATGAAAAAAGAAGTAGGGGTGGATGTATCACAATTTGTAAAGGCAATAGAACTTGGAGAATCGGGGGAATCCAAGCTTATCCATTTTTTACTGAGGGCGATAAAGTCTGGTGAAATAGACAAGGAAATATCAGAAGTTTTAAAAAAGTTAATCAGTAAAGTATCCGATGAAAAACTTGACTATGAACATTTGGAGAAATAAATGGAAAGATTACAAAGTTTAACAAAAAGATTGGAAAGGCTAAAAGAAAAAGAACAGGAACGAATAGCATTGAAAAAAGTAACTCAAGATCAGCTTAAAGAAAGATATGGATGCTCTACTAAAAAGGAAGCTGATAAATATTTTTTAAAATTAAAAAAGAAAAGAGAAAAACTAAATGATGAAAAAGAAAAGAGATTAAATAACTTAGAAAAAGAAATGAAAGATGAGGGAATTTTATGAACTCTGATAAACTTTACAAAATAATATGTGAAAGAGAAACTGAATATGATCTTGCTAAAAAGAAATTGAAAACAACACGAATAGAATTAGGCAAATTAAAAAAGAAACTATCAGCATATGAAAAGACAAAAGCTACCATTCTTCTTTTTGCAGCTAGAGCTAAAGAGGAAACTAAAAAGTATATTGAGAATACAATAACACTTGCACTTGAAATTGTATTTGGCAAGGAATACAAAGCAGTCCTTGAAGTAAAAGACCAAGAAGTCAAGTTTCTGGTTGACAAAGGTGGGATTCTGTTAGAACCTAGAGAAGAACAGACTTCCGGGGGTTTGGTTGACATATACAATTTAGCATTACAAATAACATCACATAAACTAGAACCAAATACAGAACCAGTTTTCTTTTTAGATCAACCTTGTGACAATTTAGATCACAAAAGAAAACCATTGGCAGCAAAATTTATTAAAACAATAACTAAAGATTTGAATCTCCAAATGAACATAATAACTCATGAAGAAGAATTCATAAAAATTGGTGATAATGTAATTACATTAGGAGAAAAAGAATGACTTGTGTTATAGGAATGATTGATAATGGAAACATTTATATGGGAGCAGATTCAGCAGGAACAAATGGTCGGTTTCAACAAAGAATAAGGGTAGATGAAAAAGTATTCATAAAAGATGAAATGATTTTTGGATTCACTTCTTCATTTAGAATGGGTCAACTTCTTAGATATCAATTAAATATTCCAGAACATTCTCAGAAAAAAAATTTAATGACTTACATGAATACTGATTTTATTGAAGCTGTTAGAAAATGTTTAAAAGATTATGGTTATGCTTCTATTGACAAAAATCAAGATTATGGTGGGACTTTTTTAGTGGGATATAAAAGTAATTTGTTTAGAATTGAAAGTGATTTTCAAGTTGGTATTTCTAAATACCCATATGAAGCATGTGGCTGTGGTGAAGATTTTGCATTAGGCTGTATTTATGGAATAACAAGAAATCAATACAAAATGGAAAATGGTATTTTGATTAAAAAAGATATAAACTTAACCCCTAAACAAATTATAAAAATTGGATTAAGAGCATCATATAAATTTTCAGCAGGAGTAAAACCACCTTTTAAAATTTTAACATTAAAAGGAGAAAAAGAATGATAATGTCAAATGACAAACCTGTAATTGAATTAAAAGATTATTATTTTTGCACTGAATGCATGACTCATTACAGAAAAATACTTTATCCTAATAAAAAATGTCCTGTCGATGGTCATGATTTAAAAGAAGTTGGAACAATGGAACAAATGAAAAAGAGAGGAATTGTTAATAAGTAACAAGGAGAAAAATTAGTGGGGAAAACAAAGTATTTTTTAACAGATGAAAGAAAAGAATTAATAAAAAAGTATTATGATGAAGGAAAAAATAAATTTTGGATCTCACAGTTAAAAAAAGATTATCCTAATTTGTTCGGAGATTGGCCTAACGGTATATTAACAAAAAGAACTAGATCAGAAGGAATTATAAGTAAAAGAAATACAGATTGGAATAAAGACAATAGAAAAGAATTGATTATAGAAGCATACGCAACACAAAGATTTCCAGGACAATATTTAAAAAGCTTACCACAATTTAGAGGTGTAAGTAGACGAAGTATTTTTCATCAAGCAGCAAAGTTGGGACTGCATTCTTCAGTATTGTGGAGTGAAACAGAAAAGAAAATTGTTTATAAATATGCAGGAGTAAAACCAGTAAGAGTTATATCTAACATTCTAAAAACCAAAGGATTTCAAAGATCGGAAGGGAGTGTTGCTCATTACATAAATACCATGTTAAAAACATCTACAAGACCTGATACTTATTCATTGGATATGGTAGCAATTGGATTTAAATGTAATAAAAAAACTGTATTAAGGTGGATAAAGTCAGGACTTATCAAAGCAAAGAAACTGGAAAGTGGTCATTGGGAAGTAACACCATTGGCAATAGCAAGATTCATCATCCATCACCCATTTGAATTAAACGGAAGGAGTAAACCTGACATTCCCTGGTTGGTTTCATTAATACTGGAATTTAAGAATCAATTGGCTGAAGAAGATAGAAGACGTAAAGGTTGGAAAGACATTATAGGATAAAGGAGAATAAAAATGAATATCTATAAAATAATCACATTTGATGGATACAATTCAATACAATATATCATAGAAGGCTATGATTTAATTCAAGCAATTACTACTAATTATGTTATTATTCAAAGTCAAATAATTAAAGCTGAATTAATTGGAAGTAAAAATATTCAAAATCTTGCATCTTATTAATAGGAGAATAAAAAATGGAAGAAAATATTTTTAAAGCAGATAAAAAAGAAGAAAATCAACCAATCATGCTTTCTATAGATCAAATTCCTACTGAAATGCTTTCAATGTTAATTGATTCTGCACTATCTGAATTTGCTAAAAGGGCAAAGGAGGATCTTGATAATTCACCAAATAAATATTTCAGACTATTAGGGTGGAGATTTTTTTCAGACAAAGTGGAACAGCATTATTGGGATTATGTAAGACCTCAATATGAAGATAATCCAGAAGATGACTTTCATGAATGGTCTGTAGACGAAACTTTTTCACATCTAAAAGGATACATTCAACGATTCAAAACTAATGCAAGAGGAGAAGATGAACGTAAGTTGGATATTATTAAAGTTGGAATGTTTGCCAGTATGCTTTATTGGAAATTGATAAAGGAAGAAGAAAATGAGTCTTAAAGATTGGGATGACTATTTTTATAATATAGCAAAACAGGTAGCATCTAATTCAAAGTGTCTTTCCAGAAAATTTGGAGCAGTGCTTGTAAGAGATAAAAGTATCATCTCTACTGGATACAATGGACCAGCTAGAGGAGTCCCACATTGTAGTGAACGATATGAAAAAGATAGTTATCTTAAAACATATATTAAAGCAAGTGATTTAGAAATTCCAAAAGATAAAAACATATGCCCTAGGCACCATTTAGAATTTAAAAGTGGGGAAGGATTAAATCTTTGCATTGCCTCTCATGCAGAAGTAAATTGTATAAATAATGCTGCCAGAAATGGACATATTACTTTAGGATGCTCTCTTTATCTGGTAGGAAAAGCACTTCCCTGTAAAAATTGTTTGAATGAAATAATCAATGCAGGAATAATTGAATTGATTGTTGATACTGACAAATATTATGATGAACAAAGTTATTATATACTTTCAAACAGTGGATTAATTACACGAAGATATCTTTTTAACTTTGAAAAGGATTAAATTATGGACGTAAGTAAACTATCATCCAAACCAGTTTCAGGTAAACATGGTGAAAAAAGAAGTATTAGAGAAATTCAATTTGATACAAAGCTCATTAAAATTTTAGGATTGGGTTTGCATCTTTGTAGATCGGAAAGAAGAAAGGTAGCTAAAAAATATAAGGTTGATTGGAAGGTTTATCTAATGATGGATATGGAAATCAGAAGACGAAAAGCATTAGGGCTAAATCTTGAAACTGGAAAACCAAATATAACTGAGAAAGATAAAAAAGAAATTATAGAAAAAGCAGAGGAAATAAATAATGAGCTTCTTTTCCAGCAACAAAAAGCTGAAGGTATATTGTGAAAGATCATTTAGAGCAAATTGTGTAAATTTATTTGTATGGATAGATGATGAAAAAAGAGTATATGAAACAGGAAAAATCTCTATTGTGAAGGATGTTATAACAGAAGAAATTCCAGAGTCTACAACAATAGCAACTGAAAATTATTTTGGAATGACAAGTGAATCAGCACAGGACTTATTAGATGAACTTTGTAGAATAGGATTCAAGCCCACTTTTGAACAAGACAGAGAGGGTCTTGTAAAAACACTCCATAAAGAAATTGAAAAAAGAGATGAAATAATTAAAAAGCTAATGGAAGAATTTGTATACAAAAAGAGAGAACCAGATCAAAAAGAAAAATTAATTGAAAAACTCATGGATCAATTTGTTATCAAAGATGAACAACTAAAATTTAAAAGGAGTATATTAGCATGAGTGAAAAATTCTTATACGGTTTCCAATGCTCCAAATGTAAAGAAGTTGGTCAATTTGTTATTCAAGATCACGAACCAGATCTTTCTAAAGCTATGCCTTGTAAATATAAAAGATGTATTGGTTTTCCAATGAAAATTTACAAAGTTCCTAATTATAAGGATAAAATAAAAAAGAAAGAAATGAATATTGATTAGGATTAAATAAAATGAAAACCTTATTAGTAGACAGTAAGTTTCTTCTTTATAGAAGTTTAAATGCAAAAATAAATCTAACTCATAATGAAATAAAAACAAGTTGTTACTATTTGTTTTTTAATTCACTACAATCTGTAGCAAACAAAATGAAAGTTGATAATACTATTTTAATGTGGGATAGTAATTATAGTTATAGAAGAGAAATTTATCCAGAATATAAAAGAAAAGACAAACAAAAGAATAAGGTAGTTGAAGAACAAATCAAGATGATTGAATTGGAATATGCAGGGATAAAACATACCATGAAGAATCTAGGCTTTGCCTCTTTTAATAGAAGGGGGTATGAAGCTGATGATTTATTTGCACTTTACACTAGACAGCATAATGATATTTGTGTTATTCTTACCAGAGATGATGATTTATTACAACTCCTAGATGCCAAAAGGGTTATTATCTATAACCCAATGAAAAAGAAAAAGATTACAGAAAAGTGGTTCAAAAAAGAATATGGAATAGAGGTAAAAGATTGGCCTTTATTCAAAGCCATTTGTGGTTGTAAATCAGACAATGTAAAAGGTGTTCCAGGTATTGCTAATGGAAGAACATTACAGTATCTAAAAAAAGAAGCAAGTGATAAGATCAATAAAAAGATTTCTGAGCATAAAAAACTGATTGAATTCAATTTGAAACTAGTCACACTACCATTTAAACAAGAAGATTCAAATAAAAATCTTTTTCTTAGAAAAAAGAAAACAAATTTGAAAATGGATAAATTCATATCTCTTTGTCAGATTCTTGGATTCCGTTCCTTTTTAGAAAACCTAAACCGATTTGAAGTCTTTAGGGATAAAGACCATGCGTGAACTTCCTGAAGTCCTAAGTTTCAATCCTAATTTTCTAAATCATATTCTACTAAACCTTATAACCAACACGGAATTTTCCAAAACAGTAATCTCTGTGTTGAATGAGCACATTGATATTTTTAAAACAAAAGAAAGAAAGTTTCTATTTAAATTAGTAAGAGATTATATTTTAGAATTCAAGGAAGCACCACAGGATCATTTTTATGATATTTTCAAATCAGAAGAATCAAGACTTTCCAAAAAAGAATACAAAAGAGCTATGGAAGTAATCAGGTCGTTAAAGGATCTGAATCATTCCAATCCTGAATTCATTATCAATCGTTTAAGAGATGCCATAGCCCATTTTGAATTTGAAGAATCATTAGTCAATGCTGCAAGACTCCATAAAGCAGGAAACATGGAAGAAGCAAAAGCATTAATAATGAAAGCAATGCGGAAACCGGAAGAGATAAAAAGATCATATTATAATTTTTTTGAAGATACAAGTTATGTTGAAGACCGAATGAGAGGACCAGTATATGATGCAAAGACACTAGTTGAACCATTGGATGATTTAATAGGAGGAATGAATAAAGGATGGTTAATATTCGTACTAGGACCAACGAAAGGAGGCAAAACAAGATGGCTTATTGAATTGACCATTGCTTTTGCATTGCAAGGATTGAATGTTTTATTCATTTCTTTGGAAATGGGAAAGAAAGATATTGATAAAGCATTCGATCAGGCCATTGGCTTTCTTGGTGATAAACCAAATGAAGTTATTGAAACAATGAAATATGTAAAAGGTCAATGGTGTAAAGTTAAAATGGAAGTCCCAACCATCTATGATTTAGACAAAGTTGCAAAAGCAAGAAAAGCAATAAAGAAGATGGGAGGATTAATTTACATATCAGATCAGACAGGAGGAAAATTCAATTGTAATGACACTGAATTTTTAATGGATAAAATTGAAGAGGAGGAGGGAATTATATTTGATGCTGTAGTGACTGATTATTTATTTGAAATGGGTCCAACTGAACCAGGACAATCAACAAAGGAAAGGTTAACTTCTAATACATCCGGTGAAAAAAGAATTGCACAGGAAAGAAATGTTATAAAAGTAAATGCTCACCAAGGAAATAGAAAGGCACTAAGAGCAAAAACATTTCAATCGGATATGATTGCTGAAGATATTAACATTATTTTTAAATCAGATTTAATTCTAGCCATTTGTCAAACAGAAAAAGAAGAGGAATTGAATCAATATAGAATGTTTGTTGGTGAATATAGACATGGACCTAAACATGGTTCCGTTCCTCTGGTTAGGGATTTATCAAGAGGACAAATTGCATTGGGTAGAGGAAAAGACATAAAGCTGGAAGACAACAAAAAAGATGCAGAGGAAGGAGTAGATTTCTAATGAGTGAGGGAGGATATGAGATTCCAAAAAGTTCAGTTCCTATAATGACTAAATTTTTTAATAGAGAAATCAAGTGTAGAGATTGTGATGAAGTAGCTACATTCATTGTAGCCTCTAAAATAGATGGGTCAGATATATTTTGTTGTCCATTTCATTTTATCTCTATTTTAGAAGAAAATCAAAAGGAGTAAATAAATGGCAGACTCCATGTTTACATTCCCATTTGGAAAACATAAAGATGAAGATATTGAAGATGTACCTACAAGTTATCTTCAATGGTTGGTTGGTGAAGATTGGTTTAGAACCCAGTATCCAAAAGGATATAAATCAGTCTTATCTGAGTTGAAGTACAGAAAAGATTTTGATTCAGAAGAGGATAACGAAGATAAAAATTGGAATAGGAGATAAAAACTATGCTCACTTTGATATTTCATTATATATCAGCAAAATATAAATATGAAAATGATATGTTATTTTGGGTTTTTATAGTAATAGACTTTACTTTAATTAACTACCTCTTTAAGTTTTTAGATAAGATAATATAAGGATTAATCATGATTCAAATCATCGTTCAAGATGCATCTTGGTGCAAAGTAATGAAGCATCCCGATCATTGGGATACTGTTTGGGATATACTTTCTTATACTCAATGGGAAAAAAATAGAATCGATGGAAGAAATGAAAAGGTAAAACGATCTTTCTTTGATCGTAGAGGAGGGAAATTTGGTACAGGGTTACTTCCATATTTAAAAAAACATTTGGATATGAAAGGAGAAAAATATAAAATAAAAAACAAATCAGACCCATACAGTTTAGAAGTAAAAAAAACTGTAAAATTTAAAAATATTTCCTTTGAAGATTACCAAAAAAGAATTTTAAATATTCTAAATAAAGAACACAGAACTGGAATTTTTCAAGCTCCAACAGGATCAGGAAAAAGTATCATCACAGCAGGTATCATTGAAAAGCTGAATAGACCTGCTACAATCATTGTGGTTCCAAGAACCACCATTGCCAAGGGAATGCGTAATGCATTACAAAAAACATTAAACCAACCTATAGGAATGATTGGTCAGAATATATTTGAACCTGAATATATTACAGTTGTACTTTATCAATCACTACAAAATCTTAATCTTAAATCATTAAACAAAACATTAGAAGCAGTCATTATTGATGAGGCCCATCTTGCTCCTATTAAAATAAAAGAAATACTAGAGCATCTTCCAGATGTTTATTATAGATTTGGATTGACTGCTACAGCCATAACCAAGGATGATAGAAAAAACTGGTTGGCAGTCACTTCTCAATTAGGAAAAGTTCTAACCAAAGTGGATGATGAAGAAGCCAAATCAAGAGTAACAGACGTTGATGCTTACATGGCTAAAATAAAACTAAAGCAAACTCAAGACGATTATAACGATATATTCAAACATGATATTATTTTGAATAAACAATTTAATGAATTGTTGATTCACCTAGCTGATACTGCATTGGATATAAAAGAAAATTGCCTTCTTCTTGTAGATCACTATGAACAAGCAAAATTACTTAAAAGCATTGCTAAAAAAAGGATTGCCAAAGACCTACAACCTGTTGTAGTATATAGTAAAACTCCTGGTCATGTTCAAGACAAATTAATAAAAGATTTAAGCAATTCAAAAGTTAAATTTGTTATAGCTACACCTGTTTGGGGGGTCGGTACTGATATTCCTGGTGTTGAAAGCATTGTTCTTGGATCTGCTAGAAAGAAAAAATCTACAACATTACAAAAAATAGGTAGGGGGAGAAGACGAACCAATAAAAAGGGAAATCTATTACTTCTTGATGTTTACATTGATATGGGGTTGAAAGACAGATTTTTCCAAAAATACTCAATTAAAAGAATGGATTTATATACTAAAAATGGTTGGTTCAGGGGGTTCTTAGATGACTAAAGGGGGCTTTTTTTATGGAAATAAAAGATCCAAACAATCCACTTGTAATGCAAGCTGTAGACAACTTTGATCTTTTTGAATTTCTTGATTCAGAAGAAGTTGATTATTCAACCGATACAAAAAATGTTGGATCTGGTTGGGTTGGAATCAGTCCTTGTCCGTCCTGTAGTGATACATCCTATCATTTTGGATTGAACATTGAAAGAAAGACAGGACATTGTTGGGTATGTGGTTTCACATGCAGTCCCATAAAATTCATTTCACTCATTAAAGGTATTTCATATAAAGATGCAATTCAATATGTACTGGATGAGGCAAACATAGGGGAAGAAGATTTAGAATATCAAATATTGAATATACTTAATTATAAAGAACCTGAAGAAAGCAAAAAAGTAGAAAAGAAAATAGTCCTACCCGATTGCACTGAAATAACTTCCAAAATGATTAAGCACAATCCAGCCATTCATAATTTTTTTAAAGCAAGAAAACTAAATAAAAATCATGTTACAGAGTATAAATTAAAAATTGCTCTGTCAGGATGGGAAAGAGGAAAATTGGTTATTCCTATTCGATATAGAAAAAGAACTGTTGCATATCAGATACGATCATTCACCAATAGATTCTTTAAGAATGAAGGACCAATTAAACATTATCTTTACAGAATGGATAGAGTAAAGAAAAACAAAAGAGTTCTTATTGTTGAAGGATGGACAGATTATGTCATAACTTATGACTTTCTTCAAAAATTCAACCTTACTGAATATGCTGTTACTACTGGATTCAGTAAGATTATTACGGATGAACAGATTTCTCTTTTAATGAAAAAGAATCCTAAAGAGGTTATTTCACTACTTGATTATGATGCTTGGGATCAATATCATGAATTAACACATCGGCTCCACTGTGATAGTTCTGTATTGATTCCTCCTAGAAACAAAGATCCAGGAGGGATGACAGAATGGGAGTTCTTGAAAATGTTTTCGATGGGAATGAAATGAATAAAAAATTGTATTATCCAAAACCTTTACCTTATAAAAAAGAAGTTGTTTCAATTGAAGAAATTGAAAAATTAAGAAAAATAGATTGTGTTTTTTATTCCAACTGTTTAGATCATGCTGTTGTTTTCAATTATAAAAACTTTCATTGTAAAGAATGTAATGACTACATTAGAGATCCAGATTACATTCAAGATGCTTTTCTATCAAGTGACAGTAAAAAATGTATGCGTGTAATTCAAAAAATTCTTGCTGAAGAGGAGTAAATACAGTGGATGATTATTTTAAAAAGTATATACTAAACAATAATGATGTTTATAATCTTTTTGTTGAATTGGAAGGGAAAAAAAATGAAGTCTATAATGATTCAGGTGGTTTTCCAACTATAGGTATAGGACACAAATTAACTCAAAGTGAATTGACTTCAGGAAAAATATACATAGGAAATGACTCAGTAGAATATGACATTAGACTTTCTGATAATGAAATTGATAGACTATTCTGGCAAGATTTAGAAATTCATTATTATAATATAAAACAATATGTTTTTGTGAAACTGAATCCAAATGAGATGATTGCTTTAATCTCATTTTGCTATAATATTGGAATTAATGCTTTTAAAAATAGCACATTACTAAAACTCCTCAACCAATCTCACTATAATGAAGTTCCAGACCAAATGAGAAGATGGAAATATTGTAAAGGTGAAATCATTCAAGGATTAATCAATAGAAGAGAAAAAGAAATAGCTATTTGGAATAAAGAGTATAAAAATTATAAACTTGATAAACTTCTAAAAATTAAATCTCTCATTGAGGAATTAATCAATGAAGAAGCATCATTGTAAATGTAAGCACTCAAAACCTTGGAAAACTTTAAAATCTGAATTTCTAGGAATAAGATTTAAAGCCTATTGGCATCAGTGCGAACTTTGTGGAAGAAGATTTATAAAAAGTATTGCTAAAGAGAAGGTGATAGACAAACATGGTATATGAAAAGTCACAAGCTTGGTTTCTTCAACTTATAAAAACCCCAAAAGAAGAAAGACAAAAACAAAAAGAAGAGTTACTTAATAAAATAAAATTTTATGAGCTTCAACTTTTCAATTATGATTTGATTGATACTATAGAAACCATGAAAAATGAATTAGAAGATTGTTACAATTTAATTAAGCAATCTGAAGCTGAATAGGTCAGGGGTACTCTTTTTTGGAGTACCCCTTTTTTTATGGTGTGATATTTAAATTGTTTCCTAGTAAAAGTTTTACAAATGATGTTGCTACTGCCGCTGTGATTGCCCCACCAATTATCTGCAACAAGACAGCCGCAAGTAAAAAAATTCCAGCCCATTTCATTATCTTATTTTCAATAGTTCTAATTCTTATTTCATGATCGTACAATGTTTTATTTAAATTATCAATCACATCTTTTCTAAACTCTTTTTTAAAATCTACAAAACATTCTTTTAACTCTTCAAGCAAAACATTCTTTACTTCCGCTACTTGAGATTTAAATTCTAACTGAATCATTTCCACAGTTATATCATGGATAAAACATTTCTTTTCATCTTTATCTTTATGTTCATTTGCCACCAGTTATCTCCCCCATCAAAATCAGAAAATTTAACTTTTATTTTTCAGGAAGGTCGGGAAGAGAAAGTAACTTTTCAGCATCTCTAAGCATTTCATCTGGAAGTATAGGCTTATATTCTGGATTATTCCAATTCTCTGCCATATCCTTAACTAGAAAGTATAATCCAGAAACTAAACTAAGAGATAATCTAACCATATCTACATCATTTTCATTCACTCCCATTTTCAACTCCTCCTAAGCCATATTGAATAAAAAGATCGGTAGCATCATAAATCAATTTATTTACCTGTTCTTCAGTAAGTTTAAATTTAATGGGCATAACACCTGTATTTACCCATTCATTAACCAATTTATTATAGTCAACCAACTTGTATTTCAAATCATTCAAAACAGGATTAACCTTAGTAATTACAAATTCTTTTTCATCAGGTGTTCCATAATCTGTATAAAACTTTGCTTTATTATAAAGTCTAATATAAGCCTTAGTTAAATCTTTACCAACGTAACCTGCTTTGTCTGCTTGAGACAGATTGGGATCATTCATATAACCAGGATTCATTGAAGCACAACTTGTAAAAAAGCACAGCACAGTTAAGATAAACAAAAGTGATACAGTTCCTTTTAATTGCGCCTTTGTCACCATACTTTCCTCCTGTTTAAACTAGCTACAAGCATCCCACACGACTTGGTTTTCTAATTGAACTTATGATTTGTCGTTTTTATTTTCCAAACTTTTTCTTGTAGCATCCACTTTTCTTCCTAAACCAACAAGACCCATACCGGCAGAAATAAGAAGCCATCCAAATTCCTGCTGCCCCTGATACATTTTAAGACAACCCATAACTACCAACATACATGCCGCAAGCCAAGTAACAAATCCCTGCATTCCAACTTTGTCTCTAATAAAGTTAATAATACTACCCATAAATTTCCTCCAAGTATTTTTTCAAATCATCAGGATTAAAATTATTAATATCTACTTTTTTAATTTCCATTGGAATATATCTTTCAAAATCCCAAACTTTCTTCAACCCAATACATCTATCATAACCTAAAATAGAACCTGCAAGATAAAATGGTCCAGAATCAATACCAATAAAAGAACTACATTCTGTAATTTTTTCTATTATTCTTTCAAGATTTGGATCTTCAAATCGTAAAGATGCACCAAACTTTAAAAATTTCATCCCATTTTCATCATACTGATTAAAAGATGTATTATGAATTTCAAATGGATCTAAACCAAAATCTTCAATTGTATTCCATATATTTTCAGCAAGTTCTAAATCAGGACTTTTGTTTTTCTGATTGGTATTACCGAAAAAATGAACTCCCACTTCATTAGAAGCATAATCTATTGAATCATATCTTTGAAATGGTTTCCATTCAAAATCTTTCAATCCAACAACCAATTCATTACAAAGATAGGGTTTGCTTCTATTCATATACTTACCAAATGGCTCTACATACCTTATTCTAAAAATAAAAGTATAAAGATCAATTAAAGGTCTAAAATTTTGAGGAAGACTAAATATTTTCTCAGGCCAAATTGCATTTAATTTTCTATGAGCATTCGTTCCAATACAAAATTTCCAATGGGGGTATGTCTCCATCAATTTTTGAAATATAGGTAGAAAATTAATTAAATCCCCCAATCCATGATTAAAAATCAACATAACATTTCCAGGTTCACCCTCATAGGAATCAAGATAATCACATATTTTCTTATCAGGAAATTCAACAACGTACATTTTTTATTCCTTATCAGCAGAAAGAAAAGATTTAATAACACTTTTAGCTTTTTTCAATGAATGACCAGCAATGCAAAATCTATTATCAACACAAACTTGATCTTCAGCCACTATACAAAAATCAGCTTTACTTAGAATATCGTCAACAAGAAAAACATTATTGTAAATAACTACTGGATTATTTTTAGTAAGATTCACAATCTCAGCACAGATTATTTTATTCCCAAATAAGCAGCATTTATAATTTAAAGAATAAATATAATCGACAAGGGAGGCAGAACCTTTTACATCATTTGATTCTGTTATTTGAAATGCCACAAAAGGATGTAAAGCATAATAACGAACAGGAGCACTAACATTGGCAATAGGTCTGTTTTGTAAGACCAAGTTAGGAAATCCCACAACTTGCTCGTTACATTCTTCAGTATTATAGACCTCTCCAACATCAAAGACATAATCATATTTTTTTAATGTTTCTCTATTCAAACTAGAAAAAAGAATAGAGTTTCCAGAGACTAAATGTTTGTCATAGACAATATACAGTGATACAATCTTTACATTTTTATAAACTTTTTGTAATGGTTCAATTAATGGGTTAAATGTTTCCAAGCTAACATCATTTGGAAATAGAAACAGAACAGAAGAACCACTTTTAGCTTCCATCAAATGATGATAAATTTTTTTGTTTTTAAATTGATTAATTCTTATCATTTCCAACCTCAATTATTTTATTTAGAATTTCACCAGAATTGATTTCAACACATACTACACCATGAGGAAGGACTTTATCAAATTTTCGCAACCCCTCCAATCCAATGCATTTTTCAGGTCCAAGAATAGACATTGCAAGGTACAAAGGACCGGAATCGACACCAACAAACAAAGAGCAAGTTGCTATTTCTTCACACATTTTCTTTAAATTTGGAAATTCAAATCGTAATGTTTCTTCTTTAGAAATAAAAGAGGGTTGTTCTATAACATTTAAGTGTTCAATAGGAATCATTTGTATCTCAAATGGAATAAAGCCATTCATTTTCAATGAATCCCATAATTTTTCTGCTATGTCCATCGGAACATTTTTTTCTTTTCCTTTTGAATACCCAAAAAAGTGCACTCCTACTTTTTTTTCTACTTTATTACCTTTTACATTTAATTTGTAAGGTTTCCATTCAAAACTATCCAAACCAATTTCCATCTTATTACAAAGATGGGGTTTTGAAATAGTATCAGCATCTTCAATGCCTAATTTTTTGTAATATTCAATTGTAGTTAGGTTTCTTGGGGCATCTGGATACTGAATATTACACATTATATCAAATTCATCACCATACTTTCCGTATGGTGCATCTATAATCCTAACTTTTGGATGTAGATACTTAAAATTTCTATCGGGGGTACATCCAATATACAAATCCCATTTTTCAAATCGCTTAACCAGTTCTTCAAATATAGGAAGAAACAATATAAAATCACCCAATCCATGATTAAACAAGATACAACATTTACCTGATTCATACTTTGTTAAAAAATCACATACCTTCTCTTCATAACAACTATGAACTATTCTCATCATTTTATTTTTCTCCCATTCAAATTTATCAACTTTTCCTTTAAAATAATCTCTTCCACCAAACAGTTTTCGATGATCTGAGGGTTTACAGTAAGTACCCACAACTCCAATATGCATACTTCTTGGAATAACAGGACTCATAACTTTTAAATTGTACTTCTTAATAACAGACCGTATTGACCAATCCCAACCAATTCCACCTATTTTCATTTCTTTAGAAATCAAATCATTAAACCAATAAGGCTTTAACCATTTTTCCCATGATTCTTTTGTAAAAGCCATTCCAATAGCTACAAAATTATCCCATTCTAACACTGAATATATTTTAGAAAAATCAATGTTGAGGTAGTGATAAAAGCTACAATGAATGTGCCTGACAGGATCATGATTAAGTAAAAAGAAATCAGCAAATCTAAGAGCGTCATTTGACAAAATAGAATCGTCTTCCAAATAAACATTAAATTGGCTGTCATCTTTGAAAAGTCTATCCAAAACTTCATAAGGATTTCTCCTTACACCAAGTTTTCTAGGATTAACCATTATCTCGGTATCTATAAAATCAATGGATTCACACAAGTAAACATTTTTATCATTCCCAGGTTCCAATGCACAATATAGCTTATCATATCCATAAATATCATTTTTTGATAAGCTATCTATTACTTTTTCAAGATAGTGGGGTCTATTATTGGCAGTTATTGAGATTGTCTTTTTCATTTTAAAGTAGCAACCAATACATCATCTTTAAAAATTACATTCTCATCAGAACCAGTTTCATAAAAAATGTTATACTCTGGATTAATAGCTAAAAGTAATCTTCTTACTTCTTTTTCTGTAATATAATCCATATTAATTTTACCAAAATCTCTTTTATCATCTATCAATATTGTATGTGTTTTGATTGAATGATTTTTAATTGTTAACAACTCACTTATCAACGAAGTAAAGCTTCTTCCTTTTGCTGTTTTATATTCACCAATGGAAGGATCGTTTCCACTTCCAGAATAATGTGCATCCAACCAAAATGTAATAGGTTCTTTTATATATTTTATCATTTCCCAAAGAACAACTTCTGATTCTCCATGATAAAGAAAAATATTTTTAACATTATGGAATCTACTGCATACCTTTCTATAATTATCAATATCAAGTTCTACACTAGAAATATTTTTAAATCCTGCTTTTAAAGCATAATTCACACCGTCACCTGCAAAAGTTCCAGTTTCTACAAACCAATTATTCATATATTTTTTAAATAGCATTTCTGAATTAACAGGCATTATTATCTCCTAGAAAAGATGTTTGATCTCTGTACTTATTAATTTATCTTTTATGTATAAACCATATTTAAACTTAAAGTTGTTTCTCCTTTCAGCATATTGATTGGTAAACATATGCTCACCAAAATAAGGATTGTTTTCAAATTTACCTGATTTTGCTTCATGACATTTTTTTATATGATTAAACATATTTTCTTTCGTTAAAGTATTGAACACTTTGAACATTCTATTTATATCCGGTTCCAAATCAAACTCATAAATCACTTTTCCAAATTCAGAAATAAAATTTGTTTTTAATCTTTCATATTTAATTGGAACAATGTCCATATGAAAATATTTATTATAGTGCTTCTTTAAATAACCAATATATAAATCAATGAAATTTTTTATTTCCTTTCCATATTTGAATTTCATTCTTTTCATTTCACTTGAGTAATATGAATATATAACATCAACTGGATCTCTATAAAGATAAATTATTGTTTTTTTTCCTTTTACAGTTAAATCAGAATAAACATCATGATCCCCTTCCCACATGGGAATATCACTTATTTTATCATGAAAATAATTATGAAAAGGATATAAATAACTATTGAATCTTGGTTGTCTAAAATAAGCTTCCATTAACGCATTTAACCAATGATTTCCACTTCTAGGAAATCCAATAACTAATGGTAATTCACTTCTACTTTTTCTCATTATACCTTTCCATCAAGATGTTCCATTATAGCTTCATATACCCTTTCAGAAAAATCTCTACAATATTCCTGGGAAAGTACATAATTTTCCTCAGCATACTTTAATTTTCTATAATAATCATTTTCAGTAAGACAATTACAAAGTCCAATAATATGCTTTACATCCTCTACAATGAACATCCCTTTTATATTAAAAAATTTATCTATATTCGGAGCACCCACATAAATAGGTATCGTTTTAGTTTGAAAGCAGTCCATTAACTTTTCTGTAAAATAATTATTGTAACATGAATTTTCTATTGCAATATGAAACATGGAATCAAACATCACAATCTTTTCATGTGGTTCTGGTCCCAACTCAGGGTTATCAAAAATATTTGCCATTGGATTATGTGAGCTGTTCCAAAATTCAATGGGTACTTCTGTTATTTCTTTTTGTCTATTCCAAAGTTTTTGCCTCATATAATGATTTGCAGTCATATTTTTAGAAGTACAAAACGTACTCACTTTAAATTTTTTATTTTCAACTTTTGAAATATCAGATTCTCTTATCCAAGTCATACCACACAAAAACATTTTTCCATTATCTACTACTTTTAGAATATTTTCATCCCATGTAAGAATCAAATCAAAATAAGGAGCAAGCTCTACTACTTTCTTATTGCTCATTCTAGTATTTTCAGGTTCGTTAGAAATATTAAGTACATTAACAACATAGGGATTTTTAGGTCTATCAGCATGAACATTATAAATATCAACCTGAACAGGAAATTGAAGAATATCTTGTCTTAACCAATGGGCAAAATAAATATTTGCAGTAATCATCTTAGTTTCCCCATAAAAGAATCATAATAATCATTGATCCAAATGAGTTCCATAGGATTTAAAACATACTCTAAAACTTTATAAATATAATTCCAATTATTTATCTCATATCCCGGCCTCATACAATGAGCTTCAACATATTTGGATAGATCTCTATCATCCCAATATGATCTATCCAAACGATCTATAGGAAGATATTCAGGAATCCCTTTGCACTTAGGATAAAATGCAGGATTATTGAATATTTCCCTATCAATCATTTGACAATCACTATAATTGGAGTACCTTATTATTTTATTATAAAACAAAACTTCATCATAACCCCACTGAACTTCTTTTCTTGAATTTCTTCTTAATCCAAATTTAAGTAATCTATTGATTGCTAAATAAATATTTTCTTTATCCCATATTCCCATTACCTTTCGCCATGTACTAATATTCATTCCAATATAGCAAACGGGATATCTTTTATGATTATATCCATTAGCATAAAAAAGATGAATAGGCTTTTCCATATCCTGCTGAAAAAACCAATCTCTTTTCATTGGGATCATATCAACATCACTTGTAAGACAATAAGTTTTATCATCTGAAATAATACAAGGAGAGCAAAACCTTGAAACTTGTGCAACAACTCCTAAGTTATAGCCATCAAAAGCTGGATTACTATGAATTCTATCTGAATTCAAAAAAACCACATCAGCACCAGCTTCCAATGTTTTCTTTAAAATAAATGAATTAACCTTATTTGAATACCAACCACTATCACCAACTATAAAAACAATAGGATGATAATTAAATTTAGACCAAACATATGAAGCTATAGGAGAGAAAAAAGAATAAAAAAGGTTATTGTCAGTAGAAAAAATAACTTTTCTATCAAAAATCATGCCTCTGGTATTTTCGATATAATCATATACCATTTATTTACACCTTTTCCAATTTTCCCATACCCAAGAATATTGATATGTAAGTTCATGAGTTTGTGAAAGTCTTTCTTGAATCTTATTTCTTCTTTCGTATGCCCTATTAACAAATCTATGAAATTGGACTTGAATATTTTTAAACATCCTCTGAAGATCATTATCCAAAATAGCTTCAAGTATTTCAAATTCACATCCCTCTACGTTTATTTTAATTAGATCTACCGTTACAATATTTAGACTAACTACAACATCTACAATGGATTTAATTTCAATTTGTTCAGCTTTACTTCCTGTCAAATAAATACTGGACGAATCGTCATTTATAAAAATCAAATCCTGTCTGTTATTACATCCAAGACCAAAGTTGAAAATATTAATATTATCATAATCACATAATTCATTTGTTACATTACAAAAATACTTTTTTACAGGCTCAAAGCCAAATATTCTGCATCCATATTCTTTATGTATTTTTTTGGTAAATTCCCCATTGTAAACTCCAAGATCCATAACTACTGAATTTGCATTTAAATCATAATCATACCTCAGTTTTTCTGCTTTATCCTGAAACCATTTATTGAATTCCGGCTTTTCCATTTTTATACCCTAAAAATAAATTCACACGGTTGTTGCGGTGATGCCCCTTTGTAACTATTTAATATTTTATAGTGATTTCCAGGCATAAAATTAACATCTTGAAAACCTGTCTTTCCATTAATGACAGGACTATATGTTATAGGATTTCCTAAAATGCTTGCCCATAAAGAAAATGTAGAATTTGCCCTAAAAAGAATATCAGCATTCATCAATGTAAAAAAATCAGGAAGGAAATCAAACTTGCAATCCTGTGCTATATACGGATTATCATCCGATACCCAAATAACATTATCAATATCAAATCCATAATATTCTATTGCTCTTATATAAGATCTTTGAGTAATGCAGCAGTAAATATCAATGTACTTGGATACATAGTCTCCTCTTCTAATATGAGCAGCAACATAAAAAGGTTTTAATTTAGGAAACATATCTATCCATTCATCTTTAAACTGTAACCACTTTTTTATCTTGGACATAGAAAGAATATCAAAACAATCTTGAAATTGAAAGTATCCAAACAGATCTATATTCACTTCCCCCCAAGGAACAATATCTAACTCAGTTTTTCTTTTTAAAAATTTAATAGGGGGGTGGTCTATATTTTTAAAAATTTTTCTACCTATCCAATCAGCAGGGATTTCCAAAACAGCATCATGAGTCTCAGCATAAGCTCTAGCAAAGCAATATTGAAAAAGTTGATTAGCCCACCTTCCAAACTTTCCTAAGCAACTGCATTGTATTATTCTGCTCATAGTTTCACATCCTAGCTATCCAAATGTTTCCTTCTCTAATTTCAAAACCATTGGGAAAAAATCCATTTTTATCTAATTCATCTACTGCTGCTTTTACATCATTCCCATTACTATCATTTAAATAATAATCATGTCCTGCCAATACCATTCCTTTTTTTACTTTAGATGCCCAAGAAACTATATCCCTATTTACATTAAAAGCATCATGGTCAGCATCAATAAAAACAAAATCCAGTGAATTATCATTGAACATTTTTGCTGCCAAATGTGATTCTCTTTTTATATCTACTATATAGTCCCTAACTCCATTCCTGTTTAAAATAAAATTATAAATCTCATAAATATATGGTTGCTCTGGAAGAGTTGAAGATTTCCAATCCTCCCAAACATCTACAGCCCATACCCTAAAATCTTTTTTCCCTGCTTTAATCATCTCTCTTACTAAATATGAAATAGAAAATCCCTTAAAAACCCCAACCTCTACAGCAGTAAAAATATTTGGATCATATGCCACTTCTTTATAAAATTTCTCAAATGTAAACCAATTATTAGTATAAAGATGTGATTTTATATTAAATTTCATTTAATCTCCATCAACTCCAATGTCTGTCTCAACTCATTAATATCAATGTTCATATTTTTTTCTCCATCAGAGTACCAGTAATCGCCTTCTTCAATACAATCCCCCTTGCCTATCAAATAATAAAGATCCAACTCACAAGAATCACCAAGCAACCAATAACAAAGTCCTAAATAAGTGGGGGAGAACAACTCAAGAATTTTTGTTCCTTTTTTACAAAAAACAATATTGGAAAGTCCAGCACCATGAGGAGCAATAACAACTTCAGCCTCAGAAAAGTATTTAATCTGATCTTTAACTGTCATCTCTTCACATTTAAGAATTTCAAACTTATAATCCTTTAAACAGGAAATTACTTCCTCTTCGTTTTCAATTGATCTACTTCCTGATCTTGAAACGTAAAGTCTTCTTCCTTTATCATTTGACAAATAATCTTTAAATAATTTTTTAAGGTAAAAAGATGAAATTTTATTTGGATTGACACCATACCCAATAGGAGAAATAACATGAAGATCATGAATCATTAATTCATGATATCGTGTCATTGGAAGAATAGAAGAAGAATGAACATTCAAAAGATCAAATATTTCTCGTATAAATCTTTTGTTATAATCATTACAAACAATTCTCTGAAAAGAGATTCCCAAATCAATCGCCAAAGCAAGTTTAGGAAGAGATGTATGAAGAAAATGAAAATAATTCCAACCTCCCCATTTCTGACAAATATACAAACAGGGTTCTTCTACAGGATAATAACTATCTCTAAAACCAAGGGATTCATTCCAAAAAGGAGAAATATCAGTAAGAATTATGTTATTTTCAGTTCTTATACAGGCACCATCCACACCATTTCTATCAAAGCAAGAAATATTAATATCTTGTAATCTTGCAGTAAATACTTTATTAGATTCTTGTAATCTCTTTGATTCATAAATATTTTTATACTTATTATTTATTGATTTGGGAATTTCAAGAGAATAATCATAACCAGTAAAAATTACTTTGTAATCTTGAACTTGTTTTCTTGATGAAAGAATGTATTCATAGGTTTCCATCTGTTTCATATCCACCCCTTTTTAGCCAATTCACCCAATGCAAGAGGCATAGCTTTTTGATTTAAATGAATATTATCCATGTAATAGCTTAAATCCGTTCCCATGTAACTATCAACAAGATCATAAAAAAGAGTAAAAAATTTAAACCCAAACTCTTTACTCTTTTGTTCTAGGAAAACATTAAAAGTTAATGTTATTTGATTTCTTTCCAACATATCACCAGTAATAGGACAATCTCTTGAAGAACACGATTGGGGAAGTTTCGTACTTGGAATTGGACCCCAAACACCAAAACTAATATTTGAAAAATTATACATTAAATCAAGTAGACCATCTACATATCTTTCTACACATTTATATACATTATGAGCTTGAGAATAACCTCTTCTTACATTTTTACCAATATGATAACGACAATCAATTTCACCAAAAGAAAATAAAACTTTATCTTCAGGCAAAATTAAAGGGAGAATATATAAAATCTTCTCCCTTGCCTTATATGTTGTATTTTCTTTCAAAAGATTGAAAGCAATTGGTGCTCCAATTCTATAAACACTAAATTGATTATTGATCCCACAATAAGGAGGGTATTCTGGTACTATTTCATTTTTGCCTATAAAAAAAGAAACATGAGAATCACCTATTACATGAATCATCTCTTTTTACCTTACAAATCAATTAAACTTCCTTGGCTTCTATTATGATTAAAAGGACTAGGTTCTACAAAACAGAAATTAAAACAGTTACAAAGAAACAAATCAATGGGAAGACCATTATAATTATGATCCTGTAACCTTGAAATATTTTCTTTACCTATAAAATAAGCCAATGTTCCCAAACATCTTCTTGGACTAGTATTATCTTTAGCAAAAAAAGCATTTAATTTATTTTCTTCATCAAAAAGTTCTTTATTGAATATTTTATAATTTGGTTCTCTAGAATGAACAGAAACAATTTCATATGAAGAAAGAAGTGAAGAAGCCGATATACAAATATCCAACCAATCAGGACGATTAGGTTCCGCATCATCCTCTAAAACTAGAATATTTTTTTTCTTTGCAAGGTTCAATGCGTTTTTATGTCCTTCAAGACAACGGTGCTGCCCAATGTGTTGATGCATATGCACCACTAAACCTTTATAAATTGGATTCGGTTGCCATCTAGGAGGAAGATCAAAATCAGGAGTATAATATATTTTATAAGGAACATCCTCAAGATAAGGAAGAATAATAGGTTTCCTATGCTTATTTGCTATAACTACAATATCAAAATCAAGCTTTTTCTTCATTCAAATATACCTCCTCTTTTGTTATATTTTTAATTAAATAAGATCTTAACTTTCTACATCCAAGAATAAATTCACAAAATAAACAAGTTTCTTTAATCCCACTCTCATTGTTCATATTTAAGCACACTCTTTACTACCTCCATCGGTTGAATCATTAGCATACATTTAGGATATTGAATATTTCCCCCAATTAAATTAGTACAATCTTTTCTTTGTTTTTTCCAACAACCATTTAACTTGCAACACTCAATCATTCCTATTGTATGAAGATATTGGTGAATTGGATAATGCTCATACCTTGGATCTTCCCTACCACCCCCAATCACAACACAAGGTTTTTTAAATGCTGCCATTACATGCATTAAAAAAGAAACAGGAGAAATAGCACCATCTGCATGATAACACAAAGACAAAAAATCCCTTAAATTCTCTGTCTTTCCTACTAAATTTTTAATACTTGTAAATTTTGGATGTATATGTCTGTCACTTCCAACCTGAATTAACTGAATCCCCCTTTTATTTAATTCTTTAAATATTTCTTCCCAATAAAAAACAGGATATGCTTTAAGCGGTATATCAATTTTAATCCCACAATTCACAATCCAGAATCTACCAGATATATCATACTTTTGCAAGCATTTTTCCCTATCTTTTTCCTCTTCAGTAAGAAAAATTTCAGGATAAATATCATGCTGTAAAAAATCAGTATTTAAATTATCATTTAATATATTAAACAAAACTTGAGAATAATGACTAATACCATCTCTATAAGAAATAATATTGTCATGTGTTATTCTAATTACACTGTTACTTTGAACTGAATTATTAATATTTGGATTATTTTCCAAAATTTCAGGGTAAAAACTTTTAACATTAAACTTAAAATCAGAAAAATATTTTATAACAGATGTAAGTACAACCAAATCACCAGGAGCAAATAAAAATTTAATAACAAAATCATCCATAATTTATTTCCTATACTGCCGCCATCAATCCGTTGTTAATCAAAAGATTTCTAATAGCATCCACAGCCGTCTTTAATTCAGTCACGTCAGCAGCAGGACTTGCAATCAATGACTGTTGATACAATTTAACTATAGAACCATTTTCTGTTTTAAAATGAGGACAACAATTTCCTGCCGCTTGATCGTTTGCATATTGCACATAAGAATCAGCACTAGGAGTAGCAGGAGCAGCAACATTGGATTGATAATTAGCTTTCACATTGGTATGAATAGTTTCCCATGCAGCAGCACCACGAACCTTCAAAACATGATTAGTCAAATCCCTCCACAGACAACCCTCTGTCAATGTAATATCAGGATAATCATGAAAAACATCACCCGGTTCAACCGTATTTGCCCAACATCTAAAGCCATCATCAATCATATCAAAATTAGCATTCAATGGAGTATCAAAACGAAGAGTTTGGTACGCGGGTTTTTCAATATTAAAATAAGTTGTATAGTCAGCCATTTTTATTCTCCTTATACATCTTGACCAGTAATAGTATAAGTTACATTAATCACATCGTCATCTACCACAACCCTAGCAACAGCAACATTTGAAACACACCACAAAATTCCAGTTTGACCTCCTTTAGTTGCAATGGAAACCAAAAAAGCACCATAAACTGAACCACTACTATTTATAGTAAATTCGGCAGGATTTGCAGAATTAGTAATTATTTTAGATGATGCTCCTGCTTCTTGCCATTGAACCCTTGTCGCCTCATCATAGTCAGTAAACTCTGTAAATCCATTATTAATATTAGCTGAAGTCCAAGCTTTATTTACCGCTTCATTCGATCCTTTTAATCCTATATACCAATTTAGATTTACAGAATCACCTGAAAAATACACCCCAAGCATATCAGTAATTGCTTCATCCATAATATCATTAAATACAAAATCACACCATTTAAGCCTTCCTTTTGAATCATAACATTTAAATTGAAACAAACCTTTTAAATTCTTTAAAGAATTAATACTTTTAAAATTCATTCAAATACTCCTCCTTTTATCAAACATCCAGTATAAATGGTAATGATAAATTTCCATTTATATCCACTTGATAAATAAAAAATGCTAAATGTTCTTGAAAAACACCATTATCAGAAATATTTTGGTTATATGAGTAAATCCATTGAATTATATCTGGATCTTCTTTATCAGGTATATCTATATATTCTGAATAAACAGGATCACCATAATCTGAACCAGACATCATTTCTATTTCAGTAATAATTAAATAAATTGCATCTCCTCCATTTTGAGTTACGTTAATTCTATAATAACGATATGAATTCCCATTAACAAAATAATATTCATACCATGTATTAACTCCTAAAGAAGCATTATTAACTGTATGAAGAATAAACCAATCAGTTCCATTATAAGAGCCTTCAAATGTCCATGTTTTAGGATTATATCTGGTACTTCCAGAAGTATAAATTCTGTATCTATTAATTATTTTTTCATTTCCCTCACCAAAATCTTGTCCTATCCAACCATGATTTATATATCCCCCATCCCAACAATACCAAGATTGAGTAGCGTTACCACCAAATAAATTATCAAAAGCAGATTTATAAAGAGGGTTTTCATTTCCAATACTATATATTGGATTAGTTAAATCTGCTAAACCATCACCCCTAATTAATGGATGGACTTTAACAAGATACTTATCAATATCTGATAAACTACCTCCTCCGTAACCCAAACCCCCACCATATTGTTCCCCACCATAGGCACAAAAAGGGATTTTAGTCCTTCCTCTCCATGAGAAAACAAAATCACCTAATAAAATATTTTCATTAACTGATACTTTTTCTTCAAAAGAAAAATTTATATATACTTTACAACCTAAAGTTTCCTCCAATCCAACCAATTCAGCAAATAAAGTATCAAATTCAAAAGTTGTAGCTAATATACCACTAAAAAGAATAGATTCTGAAAAAATCAAATCATTAGAAGAAGCATCAGAAAAATCAAAACTAATTGAATCTCCTGATACTGGAACATATCCAGAAGTTTGAAAATTAAAATTTATTGCATCTGAACTAGGTGGAATATAAGCCATTTTAAACTTCCCATTTTACAATACTGATAATCTATCATAAATTAAAGCATTGTAATCGTTAGCATCACCCTCATCATCCAATGCTACAACATAATACTCAATAGTATTGTCCGGAACTTGTAAAGAAAATGCTCCTGTTAACACATCCGAAGTGGTAGAAGCTATTAATTCTCCCGTTGATCTAGCATATACTCTTACCGTTCTTGAAACAGGAAGTCCTTCTTCATAAACATAACCAGACAAATAATAAATATCACTAGAAACAACTAAATTACGAAAATGCTCAGTGGCAATTGCATTATAATTACTAGTATGAAACTCAACAATTAAATAATCATCAAGTACATCAAATACCGTAGAGGTCACCAACCAATTCACGGTTGCAATTGTTGTTACTTCATCTAATGTTTTTAAAGTTGCTTCCAATACCATTGTAGAAGGATCAAAATCAATAAAACATTTATAATAAAGTGTTTCATCCACATCCATTGAAACACTTGCTCTTGTAGTACAATAATAAGACCCACCCGCAGTAGTACCATCACCAATTATTTCTAACTTTGTTCTATCTGTTGTATTTCCCCCACTATGATCTCCAAAACTCACACCCAAACATAAATTTGTAACTCCGCCATAATAAGTTGTATCCCTAAGTGCTGTCGCACTTCTAAATCTTATAGAACCGGGAGGAGGGGATGAATTTTTGTTTTTATGTCCCATCCATTCTAAAACAATAGAAAATGGTGCATTTTTATTAATCAACCCACTATCGGTATAAGCAGCGGCACCTGTCCAACTTGTGTCAGTATTCAATTGAAGTTCATTATTTACAGAAACCGTAGCCCCCCTCACCACAACAGAACTCCAACCAGAAGGTAAAGTAATTCCAGTAAAACTCTCATTTAATATTACAGCCATTTAAAATCCTTTATATTAAATTCCATTTAACTGACCCAGGTTTTAGTGGTAAATATTTATATCCAACAATCTGCAAGCTTGCTGTTGGAGAAGAAGATCCATCTGCATAAACTTTATATGAATTCACCGACACAGCTTTTATATATAATGTTTTACCTACATCTACTTTCTCAAATGAAATATAGTATAATTCAGAATTATGAAAAACACAAAATTTATCATTAGAATGAGCAGATTCTTGAGTGTCATTATATCCTCTTTCACAATTCAAAAATTTATGATTAATTACATCAATTCCAGAATAATATATTTCCTCACTTTCAATCCAAAATGTTCCAGAAGAAGGAAAAGAATCGTATAAAGTAGAATCATCATAACTAATTTCTGTTTCATCAATAGATATATCTGTAACAAGTTGAACACTTGCTGTTGGCACATGAGATTGACCACTTGTTTCCCATACATCATTTTCATTCCAACGATAATAAATTTCTGCACCAACCCAAAATTGGGCATCTTCATCAGGTTTTTTAAAAGTAATATAAACTTTATTTAAATACGAATCTTCAAATAATTCAAGTCGTTCTACTTGACCTGGATTATTAAATTTATATTCATCTTTAAAAAAATATGATACTTGCTTATCAACTGAATAATCATGAAAAACATGTGGATTATACTCTACAAAATCTAACTTTGTTTCATAATCTTCCAACTCTTCCATTGTAACCACACGAAATAGTTTAGCTTGCCAATTCATAATTGGATTTGTTATTCCAACTATATCGCCCTCACATAATGCTAAACCCAATATATCCGTCATATATGAACACTGATATTCAGTGTAAGTATCATAATCACTTAAAAATTGACACATTCGTCTAGCCTGAGAATTTCTTTTTATTCCTGTCATAGAAAAAAACAGTTCTCTAATTTCATCTGTCTGCATAATATCAAAATGATCTTCATATTCAATAACATCTGTTCGATAACCATCTTCACGATTAATATATTCAACTCTTATTTTATTATGTTTTTCCTGAGCACTTCTTTTTGAATATTGAAAACTATTTTTCTTAACATTGTCTTTAGTTAAAACAACATTTGATCCTTGAGGAATTACCTGTGAAAAATCTTCATAAACTTCCAAATAAGTGGAAGTTTGATTTATTATTATAAACTCTATAGGATCATCTGGATTATCATCCTCTGAACCATAACCCCAATCCCCATAGGGTTTAGATCCATAAGTACCCATAATTTGTACCGTACCAGTATCACCATTCCAATAATCATCAGGATAGGAACTAAAATCAATATAAATTCTATTTAAATAATCAGAATCATAATCATTAGTAACAAAATTAGCTGTATCATATCCTAAATAGATTACTGGTGTTTCATTATTTTTTTGAATTTTTACTTTTATCTTTCCATCACAATAATAAAGAAATCCTCTACAAGTTTGTAAAATTTCATTAACTATGTCATAACCTTTTTTTCTCTGATCGAAAGCTTCTGAATAAGCAAAACGAGCTTCTAGTTCTTCAGTTTCAAAAATTTTCACTTCTTCCTGACAATAAAGATATTCAGTTCTCCATGTTCCAGTGGTATAAGGTGATCCATCAAATAAATCAGTTGAAATTCCCATTCCATAACGATCATTTGTCATAAAATCATAACAAACCTCTATTGGATTTGCATCTGCACCCAATCCATTAAAATAATTCAAATATTCAAACCAAGTGCTTGATGGATGGTATAATTCTACATCCATTACACAGCCACATAATCTATTTTTATATATTTCGTATGTATTAGATCCCCAATAACCTTGACCTGGAACTGGTAATAACTCAAGATCATCAGTAGAACCTACCCTCCATTTATAAACATACCTAGAATAAGTATTTGGACTTGCACCACCAGGATTAACCACTGTAGTACATACAAATAAAACACCAGATTCATAACGACAGCAAACGCTGCTTACTTCAGATAATGTAAAGGAATGATTTGCTTTTGTAACCAATTCAATGCTACTAAAAGCCTCATCTATTTTATAAATATTGATATCTCTATAACTATTAGATCTTGTAACAACATAATAAAAATTATCTATTTTTATTGCTTCCATCGGCGCTTCATTTGAAAAATCAAATGACAATTCTGCTATTTTTCCCGTTGCACCAGAATAACCCAATTTATAAGTAGAAACATGAGATACAGCATCATAATAAGTAATACGCCACATTTTGGTGTAATAAAAATTATTATCTCCTGAATTAAAATTTCCTAAAGGACAATAATCATACCAATCCTCATCTATATAATCTTCATAACTTGGTGATCCTAACATATTTATAGGAATAGTATATAACCTATCCCAAGTACCATTATAAGCTCTTAATCTCAATAGAAAATTAAAACCATCACATCTTAACCATTTGTATATATTTCCAGTAGAAACATGCCATTCCTCCATATCCAAACCATGATGTTCTACATGAACACCATTAATATGAAATACAACAGAATTTGGATATGTATAAGTTCCGGTAGTAAAATATAATATTGCAAAATAACCCAAATCAGGGGCCATTGTAACTACATTTCCATATGGAGTATAATTCCAAGAAGTATCTATATTCCATGTCTCTTCAATAGGATCTACATCATAAAGATAAATGACACCACTTTTAGTTAAAATCCATTTCAATTTTTGAACAGTTAATGTATCATCTATAAAACCCTTAATTGGAATGTAATTAGAATAATTAACAATATCGAGTAGTTCTCCTATTTGAACCCAATCATCATATATCTCCTGACCATAAGCCAATATTCCAGCTACTTCAGCAGAAACAGTTGGAACTTGATTTATTCTTCCTAATGAACCAGAAAAAAACAAATATGCTGTATTTCTCCAAGGTATAGCACTTGCACTTCCTAATTCAGATAACACACTTACATCAATAGACTGATCTGAAGAACCTAAATATTGCTCATATGAAAAAAAATTTATTTTATCAATAATGGAATTATCATCTTCAAAAATATCTAAAAATCCTAAAATTTCACCTTCAGAAAATCCAATAGCAAAATCTGCATTATAACTATAGCTTTCAAATTGATCTCCTCCCATTCCTTTTCCACCAGTATAATTTTCACTAACAGAAACATTTCCAATATAAATTAAAGTTCCTGCATATTTATTTGTTCCATAACAAATGGGAACAGGAGCATTTCTTGTAAAATTATTATATTGAAGTTCTTCTGGCTCAGGTTTAGGTGCTTTTTTAGGATTAAAAAGAGAATAAAGCCAAAAACCAAAAGAAACAACAGCCATAAATGCTTGAGCGTAACCACCATATCCACCACCAGAACTTCCACCATAAGTATTGATTCCAATACCGGCATCCATTCCATAGCCACCAGCATAACCTCCCCCACCACCAGAACCACCTGCCATTTTAAACTTCCTTATAAATTAGTTATTAAAGTTGCAGGAAGAGACTCAATAGACCATGAGTTTTTCTGATAAATTTTAAAAATTAAATCCTCATTATATGAGCCATTATCAGAAATATTATTAGCAGAAGTATACGTGTACGTTTCTGTAGAAGTATCAGTTATTTCATATTCTCTCAATAATGATTCTGTTGCTTGGTCATAAATTCTTACTACATAACTTTCAACTCCCTCTAATACACCACCACCATAGCCTGAACCACCACCATAAATATATCCATAACCTTTATTTATTCCATCCGTTGTTTTTCTCCATGTTAAAACGGCATCTTCACTTGCACTTAAAGAAGTTCCACTTTTTTGACTATTCAACTCTAAAGTAGAAACCCTATTTGGACGATAATACAACCCATTAACAACAATTGAATCACTAGGAGCAAGGCTATGATCTGATTGCATATTATAAATATTAACTGAATAAGCTTTAAAAGAAAGAGTCATTCCTATTTCTTCATCCAAATAATTATAAGATGGGGTATAAGTTTGTCTCAATACACAATACTGTGTAGCTAAATGGGAAGAAGGTAAAGTATCATTGTAACCTCTAATACATCCTGTAAATTGGCAAGCAACATCATCAATTCCAGAATAATATATTTCTTCATCTTCTAACCAAAAAGATCCTACCGATGGAAACGAATCATACAAAGTGGAATCATCATATCCAATTACAGTATCAGAATTAGTTATTGCTCCACTCAGCTTCACACTAGGAGAAATTGTGTTAAATCTATCTAAATATTCCCAATCAGAGCCAATCCCTTTTTGAATATAAATTAAAGCACCGATCCAATAAGGATTATCATCAGGACGTTTAAAAGTAATCATTATTTTTTTATTTAAACTGTCTTCAAAAACCATCAATCTTTCAGTAGAATCTGGTTTAGCATAAGGATTGGGCACACTGAAACTTTCGGTAGGAATAATAGGATTTGCATTATCATGATAAACTGAAGGAACATATTCTATACAGGAAACTTTTACTTCATAATTTTCCATTTCTTCTAATGAAATAACTCTAAACAATTTTGCTGCCCAAGCAGGTCTAGCATGAGTTATTCCAATAATATCTCCAACAGTAAGAAAATAACCTAGAATATCCGTTTGAAAATCACATAAATAATTAATATTAATAGAGCTATCTAAAAAGAAACAAGCCATTCGTGCAGCTTGGGATTTTCTTTTTATTCCTGTCATACTAATTGTTTGTTCTCTAATCTCTTCCGTATCATTTATATCAAATGTATCATCTATTTCTACAAAATCTTGCCTATAAGAATCATCACGATTCAAAAATTCAACACGAATCCTATTGCTTCTATCTCTTACAGAACGATATGAGTAATTAAATGTTCCTTTTGCAATATTTTCCTTTTTTATAAAAAATGAATCACCTATGTTTGGAGCAAAAGAAAGATTTTCATCCAAATCAATATATGTTGAGGTTTGATCTGTAACTACAAACATATAAGAAACAGATCCAATAGTTATCCATCCAATATCACCAATCCAATAATCATCCACATAGGATGAAAAATCTGCATAAATTCTACTCACTGTTGAATTACTATTTACAGTAAAATCAATTTTATGGCTATCTGCAAAATAAAGAACAGGTGATTCAGAATTATTTCCTATTCTTATTTTTAATTTTCCTTCAGAAAGATAAATAAAACCTCTACAAGTTTGTAAAACATCTGTTATAAGATCATAACCTTTTAATCTGTTGGTGAACGAATTTGAATATCTAAATCTTGGTTCAGTACCACCATTCCCATCACTCACCGTTACATCACAATAATCTGCTGCTGTTTTCCAAGATCCTGTAGTGGTAGGAGAACCATCAATTAAATCCGTTGAAACCCCTATTCCGTACCTTTTATTGGTTAAAAAATCATAAACTACCTTTATTGGATTTGCATCATACTCACCTGTTTCAGTAAGTAAACCATTTAACTCACATGAATAAGTCGGTAATGAATTTGTTGTTCCTATTTTACCACTAACATATGCATATGCAGTATATATCCAAGGAATTGCAGGAGCATCGGAACCTGATAAATTTTCTAGAACATTTGAATTTATAGTTTGTATAGAAGTCCCAAGATAAGTAGTAATATCAATTTCCATTGTGTCATCATCATCTATTTCATCCAATGTTTTATCATTTATAAAATGTTTAACAAAAGCTTTTACTTCTCCTTCTGATAATGCACAGCAAAACTCAGCATAATACATTGCTGAATAAGAAGGATTTTTCTTATCTCCTACATTTTCCATTTCTACACTATTATCACCAATCCAAATTACACCACCATAAACTTTACACTGACCATAAACAATTGGAACAGGATAATTTCTAACATAGGAATTACATCCTAAATCTCCTAAAGGTGGAGGATCAGGAGGATCAGGAGGATCTAACCAAAGACCAATCATTCCTCCAATGGAAGCTCCAGCCGCACCACCAACCACATAACCAATAACTGAACCAATTGCCATGCCAGGACTAGCCATTATGATTTAAATCCTTTATAAACTAAAAATTTATAAAATTTCTTATTCCAATATCTATGATCTAAACTGTCCGGTCTTACTTTCTTTCCAGATGGTGCGTGAATGAAACTTCTATTTCCTATGTAAATGCCGCCATGAGTAATCATTTCTTCATCAAAGCATTTAAAAACAACTAAATCACCCTTTTTAGGATTATCTGTAAAATCAAAATATTTTAATAATCCATCCAAATATCTCTGTTTATCAGCAAACCAGAACCAATTCACTTCATACTTTTTACCATCACCTTGAGGAAGATTTATTCCAGCACGATAATAAGCAAGCCAGCAGCAACCTTTACAATCCAATCCCCCTCTGGTCACTCCCATATGTCTAAACGGAATACCTATTAATTTTTTAGCTTCCGTTACAATTCTTTCTCTTTGTTCTTCCTCACTCATTTAATTAAAACTCCAAAAAACACAATCGAATAAAGATGTAAAATAAAAACCAACATAAGTACCTAAAATCATATGACAGGTTGGATCGGAACATGAGGAAATCCACCATATGATAAGTAATTATCAAAATCATCCTGACAAGCAGTGGGATTCTTCTTACAAATCTTTTGAACAGTAAAAGTAGTACCTTCATCTGGTGTATTAGAAAGAGGAATCCGTAAAGTCACAGAAGAACTTGTAGAACTTATTATTGGTCGTACTTCCCCCTCTAAAGTTCCAGAAGTTATTTCTACATAACCAGGAACAAAATAATCTGAATCATAACCACCATCCGTAAAATTTAATACAGTTGTAGAAGATCCAGCCAAAGTAGTTAAAGATGCATCATAATCTCCCAATATCATCCCACAATAAGCATCACCAAATGTCCAATTACAACCTACTTGAAATATTCTTCTTGGATACTCTCTTTCAAATATTGGAAATGGTTTAACCTGAATATTTACCCAATGATCGTCACCACTAGGAGCATCCATGTAACCGTCAAAAACAGTAATCATATTTGAAGCATTTGTTAAAAACCCATGAAAAACAATTCCTAAAATGCATCTTTTTCTATTAAATGCACCTGAAGCAATTAATGTTCTAAAAGATAAATCAACATTGTCAAGAGAAATGGTCAATTCTTGAAGAATAGTCCCTTCCTCTGATTTTATTCCTGTTCGTTTAACTGCTAAAGCTGTATAAACTTGACCTGCAAAAGTTATATCTTGAGTATTGGCTACATAAAAATGAGAAGGATCTGTATAAGGAGATTCTAAATATAACTTTGCTATTTGATAAGGTCTTGTATATAATTTATACAATTCTGGCTTAATAGCATCAGCAATGTTTCGTGACATTCTATCAATTCCTTATGCAAATTGTTCTTCAAAAACAATGGTGATTTCCCAAATATTGTTCATAATGCACACTTCAGAATAAGACTCATAAGCAACATAATATGAAGAATCATCACTTATATAACTAGGAACACTTGTCCAATTGAAGGGAGTTCCTTGACCATATTGACCTTTATAATGAGCAAGGAGTAAATCCCTTTCTGTTTTACTTTGTCCTCTAAAATAAAGTGTCCAAGTTCGTTTAGGATCTGTAGTTACAATTCTTCTTTTCTTTTTAAAACCCTCCATCTCAGTTGTCAGTACATTATACTGAGGAGTTCCAGGTTCTACTCTATGAGGAACATAAGCAAAATCTGCCATTTTTTATTCCTTTAATAAGCATTGCGGATATCTCTTCTAATTGCCTTATTATTTTTTAATGCCTTTCCAATCATTCCTTCTAAAACATTTGAATTTTTCATAAGAAATTGAGTACCAGATTGAGTATCTATTGCCTGAAGATTAACATTTAAATGAATATTTGTTTGAGGCTCAACTTGTCCATTGTTTTTTCCATATTTAGATTTTGGCATGAACATCTCATCTTCTTTTTCCGCAAAGGAATAAGATGTTCCTGATTTCAAACCAACACCAAAAACAGGTTCTTTTAAAACACCACCCTCAGCAAAGCCTTTTCCTCCACTACCACCACTACTACCAAACATACTAAAAAGAGATCCTAGTATTCCCATTCCACCGCCCCCACCACTACTACCGGAAAACATTCCAGAAAGACTAGAAAGAATGGTATCTAATCCAGTAGTGAGTGAAGAAAGGACGGTACTAAATCCTGTTTTTAAATGACCAAAAACCCCTGTAAATCCAGTTGAAAGTTTATCCCAAACCCCTCTTACTCCATTATTAAGATTAGCTGTAACTTTATCTGTCATTTGATTAATAGGTTCGGTTAATGCTCCTTGAGACATCAAACTTCGAATATTTGTAACAGTAACAGGAAGAGGACTGGTACTGGATATTCCAGAAAGAGATCCTTGATCTAAACCACCATTTCCAAATATCTTCTGTGAAAGATCTGTCCCAATTTTCAAAGGATTCAATCTTCCACCCATAATTCCCTGAAATCCAAATATGCTATTCTGATTTCCTCCTGCACCATTCATCTGATCGAAAAGAGGCTGAATCAAGTTTCTTTTAATAAATGCTTCCATAACTTGTTTTGAAATAGATTCAAACAGATCTATTACTTTCTGCTTCCAACCCTTCATTTCAAAAAGAATGTCAGTAAGAGAAGATGAAATTGAATCAACCCATCCATCAGACATATCTTTCAAATCTTTAAAGAAAGGTTGCATTACTTCCTGTTTATGCTTTTCAGTCATTATTTCAAATAATTTTAATTGCCTCTCCCAATTAGCAATCATTGGTTTGTAATATTCTTCAGTTCTTGAATCTGCTGCCATTGCTAATTTAGCTTCTTCAATCTTTTTCTTAATCTCAGTAGCAAAATTATCATATGCAGCTTGTAGTCTTATCAACTCTGCTTGTTGCCTATCAGAAAAAACAATTGATTCACTAAGATAATCAGCTTCAATATCTCTTAATTGTGTGTATGCTTCAGATACTTTTTTAGTATAATTTAATTTTACCTTTTCCAATTCAGTCTGTTTTGCTTTAGGAATCAAACCAGAAAGTTCTTTTGCCTTACCCTTACTGATTTCCCCACTTTGAGCCATCTTATCTATTTTTCTTTTTAAATCATCAAATCTTTCTTCAACTTTTTGAATATCTGAAAGTTCAAGACCAAGAATCTGTCTTCTCAAATCCAATTCATTATCTGCAATTTTCTGTTCCAATTCCATTTTTTGATTGGCATACCATTTCTTTGCTGCCAACTGTAATTCATCATAATGCTCAGCAATTACATGATTCTTTTTAGCAGCATCAGCTATATCTCTTAAATAATTTTTATATTGATTCTCTAATTTAGTAAAAGGATCTAAACCACCTAATCTATCCAACCAATCCAAATATTCATTTTGAAGCTCTTGAAGAGTTTTCTTAGCTTTACTAGCTGCATCAACATAACCATCAACTGTTTTCTTTACATTTTCTTCACTAATAGCTTCTAATTGATCTTTTTTATTTTGAGTCTGAACAAGCAATTCAAGCACTCTTTTAGCTTGTTCTTGCTGTTCTTTTGTAAGCTTGTGACCTGTCATTCCTCCCGGCTGTTGAGCAACATTTCTTTTTGTTTCTTCGATTGTTATTTGCATTCCCATTGCAAGATCTGAATACTCTTGCCTTACAACTTTTACAATTCCTAAAATTTCATCCTTAAAACCTTTTGCAAGAGATACAAATTTACTTCCTACCTGAACAAATGAAGTTTCAACATCATTTTTTGTGACTGTAAGAGTAGTTTTTATTCCATCAGAAGCAGTATCAAAAGCTCCTACAATGTCATCTGCAAACAATATGGATTTTTTAGAAGTATTATTTACCATCTTAACAACTTGAGTATCTACATTACTAACCATCCTTTTTAATTCTTCTTCATTTGCTTTTATCTCAGCAGTCAGTCTTTCTCTTGCAGCTTGTGCTTGATTTTTAAGTGCTTCAACTTCTTCTATTCTTTTATCTTTTTTACTTTTAGATTTTTCCTGCATTTCCTCCATTTTAGCCAAAACATCTAATGCAGCTTTAGATCCTTCTACAGAATCCAGAAGAGATCGTGCTTTTCCATCCAAAGCATCTTTTGCATTACCAAAAGCTTTGTCTAAATCTTTAGCAACTTTATTAGCTTCTTTTATTCTATCACCAAAAGTAGTAAAAGGATCTACAACATAGTCACCTATTTTTTTCATGGAATTTCCAATAGCATCAACAGCATTTTCCATTCCAGAAAAATCACCCTTTAAACCTCTAATCAAACCAACAAAAGACATAAAAGCTATATTTAAAGTTTCAGCTAAAACACCTACTATTCCAACTACTGTTCTTACAGTCAATTCTAAAACTGCAAATAATTCAATTATAAATTTTACTGTAACACCAAAATTACTCAATTCCTCTTTTCCAGATGAAAATAATTCAAAAATACTTCTAAAAGAATTCATTAAAGTATCACCAATACTAACAATAACTTTAAAAACATCCAAAAGAGGATTCATAATTGTCCTACCTAATGAATAGGCAAGCTCAAACACAACTTTTAGTGTTTTTGCAATATTTTGTCCCAACTCAGTTAACTTTTCACCTGGAACACCAAGCATATCTACAAACTTTTTAATTCCCTGAGCAACTTTAAGAGTCAAATCCTCCAATCCAATTAATTTTATATATTTCCACATTTCTTTAAGTCTATTAACTTGAACACCAAATTCCTGTGAAATTTTCTTATTCACTACATTGAAGGATTCAAGCATATCTGACAAGCCAACAAGAACAGATTTACCTTCTTTCTTCCAAGCTTCCATCTGTTTCTTGATGTCTATTCCTTGCATTTTAAATGCCATTGCAACCGAATCTGTTACTCGTTGTCTTCCCTGAATCAATGCCATAATTTCCTGGCGCATCTGAACACCAGCATTTGCCATACCTTCCGTCATGACTTTAACAGCAGTTGCAAGGGTAGCAATTCTTTTTACATCATCATTTGTTTTTGGAAATATTCCAGCTTGAGCAAAACTTCTTGTAACCATCATCATATCTTCAAGAGATGCATAAGTTTGTGCTGCTTGAGCTTGCAACTTCATCATCAAATCTCTTGAAAAGTTATAAATTGTATCAAAACTATTTTGAAAAGATTGTCCCATGCTCATTCCTATAGTTGCAGCAAGAGCATAGGTAGCCTTTCTAAACTCATCAATTTCTTTTAAAGCAGATATAAAATATCTTTTTATTCCCTCTATTGTTCTAAAAATAAGATAAGCAACAGCAGCAACTTGCCATCTTAAATTCCTAAAACCACCCATCACATAAGAAAAAAATCCTTGAGAATTTCTTGCGAACTGATTATTGACTTTATTAACAGATTTAATTGCATATCCTGTTACTTCTGTGCTATAATTTCTAAATTTATTCTGAAGTTGTTCCAATTTTGAAATTTGAGCGGAAACATCAACTCCTTTAATTTTTCTAAGCTCTCTTAGTATTCGTATAGTTTCTTTTATTTTTTCACCTAATGCTGTAAATTCATCTCTATCTCGTAAAATTGAATCTTTTATTATTCTTGACTGATTTAAATTTTCTTGACCCCATTTTTTAGCAGTAACAATTAATTCCTCATACTTTTTTCTCATTCTCTCAACTATTTGAGCCATTTGATCTTCTGCCGGTCCTCCCGCTTTTCCAAAAACACCAGCAGTAGCACTTGCTTGATTTACTCTCCTGACCAAATCAGCTTGATCTACAAGCTGTTTATTTATTGATTCAATTTCTGTTCTTTTAGAAGATACAACTTTACTAATCCTGTCTGCATATGCAGTATAAATTGAAGCTCTTTGAGCATTTTCTTCTTCTGCTGCTTTTCTTCTATATCCAGCCTCCATTTGTTCAAGCTTAGTCAATTCCTTCTCACTTCGAGATATATTACTAATCATCCTCTCATGTGATCTTTCCATTTCTTTAAAAGCTTGAACACCAATTTTTGCATTTTCAAGAGTATCAACTTTTAAATTATCAAGGGTATTTGCACTTTCATTATAAATACCTTTCAATCTTTGAAACAATTCAATTTGCTGTTGCAGCAATGGTGCTGATTTTGAAAGAGGACCGGACATATCCAATTTACTTGAAAGATTAAAAAGATTATTTAATTCTTTTTCAAATTCCTTTATTCCAGTTAATGATTCCTGCATTCCTTGAATTTTACCCAAAGATTGAATATGACCGGCTTTACCCATCTGTTGCATCAAGCCAATCATTTCTTTCATTTGATTAATATCAATTCCCAATTCATTTCTATATTTGACAAATTGCTGAATCAATTGCTCTGTACTGACACCGCCAGTAGAAGAAAGTTTAGAAAGACTATCCACTAAATTAGAAATCAAACTTCTCATGGTGGTAATTCTTGCTTCAGCAGTTCCTTTCGATCCCAAGAATTGATCTGTAATATCACCGGAAAGAGAAGCTAATTGCTGTGGTCTTTCAGCAGAAAATTTTGAAAATTGTTCCTGAAGAGATCTTATTTTAACCTGTGATTGCTCTATTTTATTTTCAATAAGCCTTAAATATTTTTCAGATTTTACATAATTATCACGAGCAATCTCCTGACTTTGGAGACTTGTTGCTCTTTCCATTGCAATTCTAGCATTATCAAAGGCTTTCTGAGCATTCAACCTTTGTTTATTTAAATCTTCTGTATCTTTTAAAGTAGATTGTAAAATCTGTCTTAATCTGTTTCCCTCATCTTTTGTTTCAAATGCTTTTTTAACATCACCTTGAAGAGTTCCAGTAGATTGTGATAGCCTGTGAATATCAGCAATAGCACTTTCACACGTTTTAGAAATCGTCACAGCAGCAAGTGATCCAGATTTTGCAATGGAAGAAATTGTTTGAACACTTACTCTTGAAAGTTCCTCATTAAATTTATTTTCTAATTGTTTTGCTTCACCAACAATCCTATCTCTTTTACTTGTAATAGCAGCAATGGCACTTTCTTTAAAAGCAGGAGAAAGATTTTTACTTGATTCTATTTTTAACCTTTTTGATTCAGCATCCCTCATTGCTTGATTAACTTTTACTATTTCGTTTTCTAACCCTTTAAGCCTTGCCATTGCTCCACTAGCAAGGCTTCCAATATCAGATTGAACACTTTTAACAACACCTTTTATTGATTCAACACCTTTTCTTGTTGAATCAACCATACCAGTAGACATAGCACTAATATTGGAATTTACAGTTCTACTTAAATTTGTAAATCCCTTTCCCATGTCGGCACTAATTGTATTCAGCCGTTTCAAAGTATTGTGGTATTGATTCGTCATTGTTTTCAATGACGATGTAAACTCATCAACACCTAAACTAAATTCAAGTTTTTCTTCCAAAACATGAGAATCGTTCATTTTGTTTTACCTTTTATATTTCATTAATCTTTCTTTCCAATCTGGATCTTTCTTTGCTTTCAATTGCTCCTTAACTTTATATTTACCCATAAGTTGATCGTAAGTTTTTCTCAAATTTTTAACATGCTTCTCATTACCTAAAAAAGCCGCATTTCCATCAGAAATCATCATCATTCGATAACTGATTTCCTCAAGTTCAGCGGCTTTTCTAATAATCAAATATTTATCAATGGGCATTCCCTCTAAGTCACGAAATGTTATCCCTCCTGATGAAATTCTGCATATTTGGATCTTCTCTCTAACTTCATCTACGATTTTTTTTCCTGGTCTATCTCACCAACAACAATCTGATTTACTTTTTCAAATATTTTCGTGACCAATTTAGTAGACCATGTTTTTTCCAATTCACTCTTTTCTACACTTTCAAGATTTCCCTCTTCATTATATTTCTCAAGACCAGAAGCAATAATGAAATTCATTTGAAAATCAAAAATATCTTCCATGTCCTTAGCAAGTTCTTCAGGAATCTCCTGCTTATTCTCTTCCAATTCCTTCAGCTTTTTATCATTTTCTTTTGCCTTGTTTGTTATTTCTCTTCCCATAGCAATCAATCTTTTTGCTACAAAAGGAGAAATAGGACCAATATAATATTTGTTTTTAAAATAGGTAAATTCAAAAGGTTGCCCAAGTTCCGAAAAATCTTCAATACCAACCCTAACCAATTCACTCATAATCAACCTCCATAACCAAGAAAAAAATATCACCATGTAAACAACTATAATCTTATTTAAATTAAGAGTAGGTGAAGTACAAACACCTACTCTTATAAATTAAAAATCAACTTCCTACACTATACTTAGGAACTAAATCCACCTAGCCGAAACAATTGGTCCCCAACTGCACGAGTATCATCTATAAGACCAACAAACTTACAGCTAAATACTCGCTGAGTATCAGCCGTAAAAGCAATTTCAACTGCCTCACCAATATTAGGTGCAGCTTTGTAAATCTGATAAACCTCAGAACCATCAGTAGGTTCCAAAACAAGTTCACCAGTAACAATATCGCCACCAACCGGCCTACCAAATTCCAAATGATCTGTTTTATCCAAATAAGTAGAAAACAAAATCTTTACGTTTGAAAAAACATTTTCTGTCATATTAACTGTTACTTCAATACGAATTCCAGCATCTTTCACTTTCAGCGGAATTTCACCGTATTGATCCGATTTCAACTCATAAACATTCTGAGTGATGCTGACAGTAACACCCCCGTAGGTGTGCCCAACATGAACCCCTTCCCAATACACATAACAAGGTCCGAGTTCAATATTGTCAGAATCAAAAGCAAGTGCATAAAGTGCCATTAATATAGCCTCCTAAATTGTTGTAACGGAGTTACAATCTCTGCATTTAAAATCAATTCCCATTCGCCCCTGTTTGAATTTTTCTCCGTCAACATAACCAACAATGGAGTTGCAAGGTTCATTCTCTTTTTTCCAGAGTTTTCTACCGCACATTTTACAGTATCCCTCTGAATGAATGTCCTTACAATGGTCACATGATTTAATAATACCCTTGCAAACAATTCTAACCTTACTATATTTATACATATTCACCCTCATCATCAACACTTTGAAAGTATAAAATAGATAGAAAGGAAAACGCAACTTTTAGCAAAAAATTTATTATTCTACAAAAGCTGTTCGTGAGAATACTTCTTTCAACAAAAGGGAAACATTTCTAACATACAGTGGTTTCGTGGGTGATCCCTGATTAACTCCATCCATGACCCCATTATTCTTTACAGTAAGAACCCTCCAATTAGTTGTAGAAAATCCTGAGTTATGCTCATCTGCTTTAAAAAGCTTTAACAATCTTTCAGCTATTTGATTAGCTAATGTTTTATTTAAAGCTACTATTTGAAAATAATAATAAATATTTCCACGTTGACTATAAAATGAGGATTGATAAGGAGTAGGAACTTGATTATTTCTATAGAAAATAGCAGCAGGAAGAGTTGATCCAAAACTCACTGGAATTGGAGGTTCCCATTGATATACTCTAGGATCATTAACACTGTATCCTGTATATCCAGCTATGGTTGCATCGGCTTTTATTTCATCAATTATATATTTATCTATTTCAAGCATTGTGTTTGCTCACATAAATTCTGAAGTAGATAGGAACTTTCCGTTTCATGGTTTTTTCAATGTCAGATCTTAAATCTTTACTCAAATTCTTTCTAAATTCTTCAACAGCTTCTTTCATACTAGGACCAAGAAAAGGTCTTGGAGCAATCAAACCTCCATCGCTTCCATGTTCTAAAATATTTGCATATTCTGCAATAGAAGTTCTTTTTCCTTTTTCTTCATCCACAATAACAACATCAAAAAGTTCTACCATTTCACCTGTATCTGGATTTCTTCTTTTATATTCTTTCACCATTCTTACGGTTGGATATTTTCCACCTTCAGCCATTGACCAAACACCAATTGTCACTGAAAGATCTGAAGTCATTCTATATTCAATAGCATTTCTTAAACTAAAACTAAAAGAAGCTGGAAATTCACTTTCATCACTTGAAGTATGGGTAGCAAGAATATTACCACTTTTATCTACATAAGTATAAGTTCTACCTGATCCAGTAGTATTAGAGATATTCTTTCTTGCTTTATCTACTGCTTTTTTTCCCAATTCATGAAGATGTTTTTTTACATTCCTTTCAGTGACATCAATTAATTTTTTAACTCTATTATCAAGCCACTTCTCTAATGCATTCCTTTTCTTTAAAACAGCTCCTATGGAAGCTCTAGCTTTAGCAAAATCATCTTTGTATCCAGCAGACATTTTATTTTTTTACCTTAATGTTAGTTATTTCAAATTCATAATCATTATCAATAATAATTCTGTATTTTGCTAAAACTTTTACATCATCCAAACAAAGTGCTTTCATAATTATTGGTGGAAAATCCAATTCAGGATAATTAATTGATTTATAAAAAACTTCAAATGCAATCATCCTTCTTCTATTGAAAGAAGACATAATTTATGATTTTTCTTTCCTGTAGTTGCTCTATGAACAGGATTCACTGAAACAACATACAGTGTTGAAGGATCAAATTCACTACAAACTATTTTATCTCCAACTTTTACATCTTGATCTTTTTTAAAGTTTCCAAGATAAAGATTTTTAATATCCCAACCTTCAACATTCAAATTAAATTTAGAAGAAGTGATTACATATTTGTTAATGTAACATTTTACAGAGCTATACAATGGGTCATCACCATCATCAGGAGAAAAATTTCCATAATCATCTCCTGAAGCTTCCGTGATAGTTTCTCTGTAAATATCACACACCATTTTTAACATTGAATTAATACTCATGCGAAACTATGCCTTTTAAATCTCATAAGATTATGAAAAACAAAGGGAGATATACTCAAAAATTTTGAAAGTTTATTTGGATCTGCTTTAATATATTTGTAATTATCCAACTGTTCTGAAATCATTTCACTGTCTGATTCAACATCTGAATCATATATCTTTTTTGTTATCAAATATTGTAGATTTTGTAATTCTTGATATTTTCTATGACTTGAATTGTAACCACCATTCCATGCTACTTTAACATTCTGATAATAACCAGGATCAAAACCATATTCATAAACAAGTTTTCCAGATTCCTTATAAATAAAATATCCTTCATTATCATCATAATCGGATGCAGCAGAGATAGTATCATCTGAAATTATAAGTGTAGTTATAGAATTCACAGGGTATGTTGGAAACCAGAAAACAGTGCCATTCGGAGGATCAAAAATTGAATATTGTTGATCGTAATCATTTGATTCAGAATCATATGTATAATCTCTAGCTTTTAAATTTCTTCCACAAATCTCTTCCATCATTACTGTTACAAAGTTAATAATATTTACCAATCTAAATCTTTCATCCTCATTGGAAACTTCAGATTGATAAAGCATTTCAAAAAATGCAATATCTATAAAAGAATTTAAAGTGACTGTTAAATTTGACATTTCACCCTCTTATGTTATCTGAGATTGATTTAAAACTTTATAAGTATAAGATTCATTTTTCTTTTCACCACCTACATAAGTTGATTTTACAGTCACTCTTCGTTCCTCATAAGCATTGTAAGAATTAATAATGGCATTATCAGCAGAAGCCAATGTAATCTCAATTGAAGTGCTCAAGTCATCAATGCTTGTCTCTTCTTTTACTTCCTGCTTATTTGTTTCACAATAAATTGAGTAAGTAGCAGAAACAGGACTAACTGAATTTCCATCCTTGTCATAAAAAGAAACAACCAAATAAGCAGTATCTTTTTCATCTACAACTTTTGATAATGCCATTTTATAAACTCCTATTTATTAAGCACCGTCATCAGCAGCAGAAACAGTATAAGTAACATTCAATGTATCACCAGATTCTACATTCTTACTGGAAGAAAACAGTGCCGAACAAAGGAGAACACCACCACCAGCAGTATCTCCTTTTGTATTCACATTTACCAATGCGGCACCGTAAATGGTTTTGGTTGCATTAATTGTAAATGCAGCTTTATTTGCCGAATTAGTAATAGATTGACCAGAACTTGCTGCTTCATTATATTCAGGTCTTGTAGCCTCATCATATGCAGTTGATTCTGTATAACCAGGGACAGCATAAGTATGAGTTGCCAAAGGGGTAGTATTTGATTCAAAAATAGCAACATACCAAGTTGCAGACGCATCATTATGAAGAGTAGAATCAAGAATCTTATCCAAACCCTGATTTGTTACAAGATTCTCTGCCAGTTCAACCCATTTCAAATTTCCTTCTTTGTCAAAGCATTCTACAATAAACTTTCCACCAACTACAAAACTGGATTTTACTTTAAATAATTTCTTTAAAATATTTTCAATGATTTTTTGCATCTTTCATTCTCCTAATTCAAATGAAATGTAGTTGTTCTTTTTTTCAAAGTAAACGTAATTTTCCTTGATTTTAAAGTAAATGTCATTTTAACAGCAGGATTAGCTCCCTCTTGAGTGACACTGACAGCAACGGTTTCACTTAATCTCATTCCATCAATAGCAGTAACAGAAAGATTAGCAACCAAAGATAAAATATCTGAAAATGAAAATTGATCTGAAACTATTATATTAAAATCCATATCTGTTTTAACTTGATCGGAAACAATGAGATTATCCAATATGGATTTAAAAGAAGATAGTAAATAAGTTGATGAATCAGACATATTTATATTATCAGAAGAATTTCCTAAAAATACATTGGAAAGTGAAGTAGAATCAGATAAAACTATTGATTCTAAACAACCAATAATAAAGTTCCCTATTATAGAAAGAGAGTCTGATACCTTAATTCCATCTAGTATTGAAACATACAGATTAAAAACAATAGAATTTAAATCACCAATATTGATTGTATCTGAAAGAATTGGAACTAAAGTTTGAAAAGGACCAGTATAATCATTCAATTTAAAAGTGTCTGATCCATCAGCTTCAATATCAGATCCAGTAGTTGTTCTATCTTCTAAAATAATTCCATCGGTAATCTGTAAAAGAAAATTAATTAAAACAGAATTATTATCCGAAACATTAATACTGTCTATTAAAGAAAGTTGATAATCAACAGTTGATGCAGAAGAATCACTTAGATTAATAATTTCGGAAGAGTTAACTTCCAAACTTACAATTAAATCGTTAGAATCAGAAATACCAAAGCCATCAGACAGAGATTTTAAAATATTCAAAATCCTTGTTATATTATCAGAAAAAACTACACCATCAGAAGCAGAAGGATAAAAATAAATTTGTGTAGATGGAACATCAGAAAATTTTGATCCATCCAATACGGTAGCCATCAGTACAGCATTTCTTGTTGCAGAATCTCCTATTTTAAATCCATCAGAAATTGAAGATATTAAAACAGTAGATATGTTAGAAGAATCACTCAAATTAAACGAATCAGATGCAACTAAGTTTAAAATTTGATTAGAAATAGAACTATCAGTTAATGTAATTCCTTCAGAAAGAAGCTTTAAAATATTTGTAATCTTTGTATTAGAATCTGAAAAATTAAAACCATCTGAAATTAATGCTTCAATTAATTTACCTATTAATGAAGAATCAGATAGATTTAATATTTCATTAAGAATTGAATTTAAAACTGCTATTTTAGTATTAGTATCACCTATACTAATACCATCAGTTACAGTAGCCTCAACCGTCGTCCCGCCCGCCGCCAGCGGCCCGGCTTCAAAATTATCGAATGACCCGCTGGTATCGAGGGCAAGTGCAACAAATCCCTGGTACGTATTTGCGGCTCCATCCGATATGGTAGCCTCGTCAAGATATGACCAGCTCCCGGATATCTCCTCGTAGACCGTTACCAGGTCATCGGCGTCTATTGTAATCTTGATCCGTCTGTCAACGACTCCCT